CCGCGGTCAGGGCGCGTGCCGCCGGGCGGGGCGGGGCGATCGGGGAGGAGGCGGCCGGAGGCTGCTGGACGATGACGCCGCGCCGGGCCAGGGCGCGGGAGCGGTAGGCGTCGATGCTGGAGACGGGGGAGGCGGTCACTTCGAGTCCTTAGCTGTGGAGGCGGGGGCCGGTGCGGGGGCTTCCGAGTCGATCCGGTACGAGACGTGGCCCACGACGTAGGCCGCGCCTAGCGTCGCGCAGGCGGCACGGACGAGCCTGCCGGCGCGGGAGCGGCGTGAGCGTCGACCGGAGCGGGTCGAGGTCAGGGCCAGGGCTGCGCCGATGGCGATCGTGGCCTGGGTGCCGACGCAGAACGGGCAGTCGAGCGCGGAGACCAGGCGGTGGCGCCAGGCCGAGGCCGGGGCCGCGTAGCCGAAGGGCCTGCCGGGCTCGTGCTTCTCGGCCCAGGCCTTGAGGGGGTCGGCCAGGACCCAGCCGCCCAGGACGTCGGTCGTGGCGAAGCGGGTGACGCGCAGCGCCGCCCCCGTGAGGAGGAGGGCGTCCACGCCCAGCAGGGCCGCGTCGGCCAGGGCCTCGCGGGCACAGGGCCCGCGGGAAGTCGGGACTGAAGGTGACATGTATGCTCCCATACAAAAGGTTGAGGGTGGGTTATATGTCCAGATTATAGGGGGGTCAAGCCACCCCCCTCCCGCCCAATCTCGCCGTGAACACCCAGAAACCCCTCGGCTCGGGAAGGCGGGGCGGAGCGGCCGTCCCCGTCGGGCGTGCGGGCGGCCGCCTAGGTGTTCGCCTACCCGCCCCATCGGACTTTCTTATGAGTGGACGGCCTCGCGCTCGCGGTCCTTATGGACGAGGCGGGGCGGTCCGCGCCCTCCCGCCCCTCTCACCCGCCCCTCTCACCCGCCCCTCTCACCCGCCGCCCTCGCAGTGACCGGAGTCACCCACCCTCCCCGCCCTCGAGCTTGCACTCCCTACGTATGACGGCATACAGTAGAGGCATGAGCACGACAGCGGCCGACCGCCCCACCCAGCTCCTTCCTACCCAGCTCCTTCCTACCGCTGGTCCGGCTGGTCCGGCTGGACTCGCCGGGACGGGCCCGGTGCGCCGATCCATCTTCCCGAAGGGCGCCTGCCCCGCCCCAACGGCCACCCTCCCCGCCGTCACCCTCCCAGCTGCCGCGGGCGCCGGCTGGCGCGGCCAGGCCCAGACCGAGGAGCTGCCGGCCTGCCCCCGCGGCAGCACGTCGACCAGCCCGACCGGCAGTCGAGTAGCCCGGCACCTGCGCGCCGCACTGACCGGCATCGCGCTCGCGGCCGCGCTGCTGACCGGCCTCCAGCTCTACGCCGCTGCCGGCATCGCCGACGCCCGTCAGGCCGCGCTCGCCGAGCAGGCGGCCCGGCGCGACGCCGCCCGGACTGAGCAGGCCGAGCAGGCCGACGCCCCCTCCCCGCAGTGGACGGTCGAGGGTACGGCGACCGAGGCCCCCTCACCGCTCGGCCTGCCCCGCTGCACCACGTCGCCTGACACACCTTTGCCCTGTCTAGCAACGATTTCCCCCGACTCAACCCGGGCCGTCGTCCTCCTCGAGGACGCCTCCCTGACCGCCCTCGTCCGCAGATAAGGCGGCATACGCCCCCCGCCGTCCCGCAACACATGCCCACCCCGCGTTTCGAACACATGTACACCCGCGTTATCACCCCGCCCACCATCACCGCCGCGAAGGAGCTCACCATGCGCATCAACTTCTCCGACATCCTGTTCGCCCTCCTGTCCTCAGCCCTCCTCCTGGCGGCGGCGTTCACCCTCGGAGGCCTGGCGGCTCGCCCGTTCGCGGGTTAGCCCTGCAGCCTTCCAGGCCTGCCGCGTCACCTCACCGAGGGCGTAGCGGGCACCGGCGAGCCCGGATCGGTTGGCGAGGGCGAGCGCAGCGAGCCTCGAGCCACACCCCGATCCGTGGCGAACCGCCCCGCACAGCCCTCCCCTGCATGGCGCGTGTATGCCATGGCTGCACCCGCCGGAGCCCCCCGGGCGCAGGCGGCGTGCACCCTGGCATGCACGTTCCCAGGCAGGGCTCACATCTTCATAGGGCGAGTGCTCCGAACGCAGGTGTATGCCATCGCTGCGCACTCATCGCCCAGGTGCCCGCTACGCGGAGCGCAGCGGAGCGCTGGCACCGTCGCGATGAGGGTGCACCGTGGCATGCGCCGCAGCGAGGACGCTCGCGCGCGACCGCGGCCCGGCTCGCCGGGACGGGGGCAAGCGCCGCTCGGACCGGGACGCCTATCCCGCCAAGTTGTGTGACCCGCTCCACAGACAGCCTATAGGACGGGTACGGGTGCGGAGACGGTCCACGGCTTGCCTAATTCCGTCCCGGTTTTCTCCGGCCGTTGCGATTCCAAGGAAAAGTCCGTTATGACGGCATACACCGCCCACCCTTTTCCGCGGTATTCCGCCACAGCTCCTCTGGCCGCTGAGCGCCCGTGGCCCCGCGTTCTCCTCAGAGGTTGCCCGCCCCTCGAGCGCCACGTCGTCGGCGGTACGTAGACACCCGGGCCCGGGTCGGTACAGGTTCGACCTCCTCAGCCTGTACGGGCTCGACGGGGCCGGTCGTCACCTCGAGCCTGCCTGACCGGGCGCGGTCCGGAGCGGTTCCGGCACCGGTCTCTCGCCGTCGCGGTTCTCAGGGATCTCCCAGGTTTCTCAGGTTCCTCCCAGGTTCATCTCTCCCAGATGTGAATGCCGTCACTCAAATTAATTTCTCAAAGTGACGTATGATTGCGGGCAAGAGATCTGGGTCACATGTAACTTATCATACACTTGCCCCTACCAAATGTATGACAGGCATACGTACTTTCCGTTGGGATGGCGCGGTTGTATGCTAAGTTACATATTCTCTAATAGGCTTACTCCCCCCGTAGGGGGGAGTAAGCCATAGATATAGAAACTACCTGTGACTGGGACCACACTACTTTCCCAGGTTTCTCCAAGGTTCTCCCCACCCGTCGATTTGCGCTCCCCGCCCGTATGCGTGCATACTTCTACCCATGAGCAACCGCTACTCCCTAGAGCAGACCTCCGACCCTCGAACCACCTACCGAGTCATCGACCACTCGCTGGACGATAAGGTCGCCCTGCCCCCGGCCACGCTGCCCAGCGGCGCCCCGCACCCGCTGGCCGGCCGGCCCCTCAGCGTCGTCACCTCCCCATCCCCGGCCTACCGCGTGCAGGGTGAGGGGCGGGCCCGGACCTGGGGCGAGTTGGGCGGCTACACCGTCGCCGTCATCGAGCCGGTCCCGGCCTGGGCGGCCGCCCCGGCGAGCGTGGTCCTGCGCGAGGACCCTCACGCCTTCGACGGGCTCCCGGAGGAGCTGGTCTCCTCCCCCTCCGGCGGGCTGTCGGTCCGCTCCTGGTTCGCGACCCTCACCAACACCGGGGCCGTCCGCCCTCGCCGCTGGCAGGATCGCTACGCGTCAGCCGCCGCTCACGCCCCCTCGCCACGCCTCGCCCTGAATCGCCTCATCGAGGCCCTGTAAGCCTCTCTGAGGGCCTATAGACCTCCTCCCGTATGGATAGCCCCGCCAAGCCCTCAAATCCCCTCAGAGACGCTCCTAGACCCCTCTACGGTCATGAAACGGCCCCGCACACCGTGAGGTGTGCGGGGCGCTCCCCCGGGGGACGCTCAGGCCCAGTCCTCCCCCTCCTCGCTGACCCAGCCGCCGCGGCCTGGGACGCGTCCAGGCATGTCCGCCGGCCCGACCTCGTCGAACTCGCTGTGCAGGAGCTCGGCGGCGGGGGAGTCCTCGGCCGGCTTCAGAGCGTGCCCGCCTCGGGTCCGGTACCAACCACCACGTCCCCCGGGGTAGCACTTGCGCGACCGCTCGGCGGAGATCGTGCAGACCTTGGAGCCTCCGGCGGAGGGGGACTTCTCAGCCCCGGAGTTGAGTGACCCCATGATCTCGGAGACCCGCTCAGCCTGAGCCTCGCGAGCCTGTGAGGCCTGCGCGTGGCTGTGGACCAGGATGGCCCCCACGATGGCGAGGGCGACGATGGCCAGGGTGGCGACGGTGGCGATGATTTTGACGGCGGGGGTGGGGCGGTTCGTGCTCATGGCTTAAGTGTATGCACGCATACACCCCGCCTGCAAGCCACAAGCGGGGTGTATTAAGTGGCGTCCGTCACTCAGAAGACGTTGGCCTGGTGAAGGGTCTCCCGCACCTGCCCGGCATCCCGGCCATGTACCTGCAGGAAGCCGTTGTCTGGGTCGAGCTCGATGGTGGCGAGGACCTTGGAACCGGGTGCGTGACTCTCCCGCAGGACGAGGGTCGGTCCCAGGTCCTCGACGGCGTGGCCGGCAGCTGCCAAGACCCTCCGCGCGTCCTTCATGCGCTCGGCCGCGCTGTCCAGGCGGACGATCAGCGGGAGGACGTAGAGGATGGTGGGCCGCTCCTCGGGAGCCTGGGCGAAGTCCATGCGAAGGGGACCTACGGCAGAGCCCAGCCGCGGTTCGCGGTCTCCGTAAGTGAGTCGGGCCAAGTACTCCCGGATCTCTCCGGTCATCGTCAGGATGGCGGTCACCTCGACACGGCCGTTCTCGCCGTCGCGCACGGTGACGGAGCGGTCGCCGTAGCGGGCGTAGTCGGCCCGAGGCTCAGGTAGGCGGCGCTCAGGGCCGAGGACGTCGCGCAGGACGTCCAGAAGCTCTTCGGCGATGCGGCCCATCTTCTCGGCGTAGGTCTCAGTGTTGCACATGTCACTGTCCTTTTGTGAGTTGGGTGGTCGGCTACGTACAAGATAAGGCTAGCGCCGCCCCTGAGGACGGCGCCAGCCCATTTATCCCCACATCACGGTGATCTCAGTCACTCACCTCCCCGACTCAACTGGGCGATCTTCCGGTCAAGGTACTGGCGGGCCTTGCGCAGGTCCTCCAGACGCTTCTCCTCGCCGCCCTTGCGGCCCTGCCGAAGCAGGTACTTGCCGCAGTTCCACAGGAGTGGGTCCTGCGGGAAGGCCGAGTCCAGCACGTCCCACGACTCGACGTTGGCCGCATCGGACAGCCCCAAAGCCGCGAGAGACTGTCCGAGCCAGGTGTAGTGGTCCGGGGCCTCGACGGCCCCCGACTCCGCGCCCCGCGGGCCGGGGACCGGTGGGAACCCCTCGTGGGGTCGGTAGCCCTCCCAGATCTCCAGGTAGCGGCGGCTGGGCGTCCCGTACGAGGAGAACCCCTCCTCGCGGTAAGCGGGCTCCAGACTCTCTGGCACGTACAGGGCCATGTCCCCGTAGCCGCAGGGGTTCTGGGTCGGGTCATCCAGGCCGTGCGGAGGGGTGGGCGAGGACCAGTAGAGGCGGCGAGACTGATCTGAGCCGATCGGCTCCCGGTCCAGGGCCTCGACGTACTCATCGGGAAGGGTGAGCTGGACGCTCGGCGTAAGGCCGTCCCGGACCTCCAGCCAGGCCCCGTCCCCGAGGTACAGCTCGACGGACGGGTCAGGGTCCGGGAGGGAGTCCTCGCTGATGACGTATATCCCGTCCTCCAGAAGGATGCGACCTCCCCCGTCGTGAGAGGCCTCCAGGTAGGCGGAATACAGGGACCGGTTGTCCAGGGCCAGGTGGTCGAAGGAGGAATATCTACCCACGGGAGATCCTTTCTTAGGGGTGTTGACGATCAGTTCTCGGCGGCCTCGTAGGCGTTCTCCGAGCGCGAATGTGGGGAGGCTGATGGCCAGGGCCGCGGTCGCGGCCAGCAGTGCGTCGGTCACGAAGACGCCTCGTCCCGGGTGCTCATCCACGCCGTCACAGCCTCCAGAGCGGAGGCCCCGAACGCGGCGGGGATCGTCATGCCGGTCGGGTAGACGCTCCAGCAGCGCTGACCGCAGCTCTTCAGCTGGGCGACGGCCTGCCCGTTCTCGTAGACGAGGCACGTCTTGGCCTCGTGCAAGGTGTCCGCGTCGAGCGGTTTGATTCGCGCCTGAGGGTGGCGGAGGACGCGGGTCCATGTTGTCCTGGTTGGTGAGGTCTTTGTGCTCATGTTTCCTCGCTAGAGGTTGGAGGTGCGGGCTTGCCCTAAGCGTATGCCGTCATACGGCCTAGGGCAAGCCCACAGCGGTCAGATCAGTGTGAGTTGGGCCTCACCCTCCCCGTCGCCGATCTTCGGAGGCTTGCGCTTCCACTGGCCGAGTACGCGGTCAACGGTCTGGCGAGTCATTCCTGAAACCGAGCTCAGGACCGACTTCGACACTCCGCGCGAGTAGGCGGCGAGGACCTCCTGCTGAAGGGCCGCGCGGGCGAGCTTCGCGTCCCGCCGCGCCTTCCGGTCAAGGCGTGCGGCCTCCTCCAAAGGATCGTCGAGCGCGGGCTCAGGCCCCAGGTCATCGGTCTGCGAGGTCGGGAGGAGCTGCTCCAAGGCGTGAGCTTGCTCCTGAGAGTCCTCCAGGGCCTTCGCCTGCTGGACAGTCAACGAGAGAAGCTTGCGCAGGTCCTCGGCCATCGCGCGCTCTGCGTCGATCCCGAAGGCTCCCCGGTAGCCCTTGCCGCTGGCCCAGTCCTCCAGACGCTTGGGCAGGTCTGCAACGTCGTTGATGGATGTCATAGGTGTCTCCTATAGGAAATTGGTGAATGAGTACTGGTCGGTAGGCACTACCGCCCACCAGGATCGCCGAGGACGCTGATACTCCGATACCGTGGTACGGATCAGCCTCAGCGGGTCACGCATATCGACGATGTCGCGGACAAGGTCCGAGGTCGAGCCGTCCTTGGAAATCCGCAGATCGATATGGTCGTGCAGCCTCACCAGGCGAATGCTGAGGCCTCCGTCACTAATGGCCAGGGACTTCCGGCCCGCCTCTTTAGGCTGAGTGGACACCTCGCGTAGAATCTTCAGTCCGTTCACGAAGGCGATGTCCGCGAGCTCGACTGCTACCGAGTAGCTCACCCGAAGGTGAGAGGCGATGAAGAATCCGCTGATTCGGGGGAGTACGTTCAGCATTTACCCACCCCGCGGCTTCCTTCGGAGACCTCCCGAAACTCGACCTCGAAGCCCTCCCGCAAGGCTCGCCTGATGTAGGGGGCTAGTCGGTCCTGGTCTGGCTCATCCATGACGATCTTCTCAACCGTCCCGATAGGCTGTCCGCCTGCATAAGCGATATCGATCCGGTAAGGGTTGGGAAGGTGTCCTACTTTGACGTCCATCTCACTCACTCTCAACCGTATCGGATTGCATTCTGGCAATTGTGTTTTTCAAACCAGCCACCTGCTGCTCAAGAAAGTGGATGTGATTAATCAGCATGTATACCTCCAGAATCGCCTTGGCGAAGTAGCCAGAATCAAGGTAGGTCTCCAGCTTGGCGGCAATCTTGTCGGCGTCACTCATTAGGCTCCTCATTCTCCTCTAGGTAACGGGTGGCCCAGGCCAAAGCCAGGGCGATGACCTGAATCACCTCGGACTCCAGGTCCGAGTTGTGGCCGGTATCGGCGTCGTTGTCGTAGGTAAGGCAGGCCGCGACCTCCCCGATTTCCTCGACGAGGGCGAACAGGCGCGTGGCTTCCGTGTGTCCGGCGCACTCCAGGGTCATTCCGGGGTGCTTCTTGGCGGCGCGGACGTACTCCTCCAGGGCCAAGGCCAGCACATCCAGGTCCTCGCTCAAGAGATTCGAGGCCGCGCGGGCGATCTTCCACAGCCATTCCCGGACCGACGCTCGACTCACGCGAGGGGCTTCGGGCAGCCGGGACGCGTAGTGGAGCATCCAGGCGACCTCTCGGAGCGGGCACTGCTCCTCAGGCTGGATCGTCCATCCGTGGTGTTTCTTGAAACCCTCCACCCACACCTCGATCATGCGGGTACGGGTAGCGATCCCTTCGGGAATCGGGACGGCCGCGGCCTCTAGGATCTCGTCCAGCTCGGACAGCTTGCCCGAGGCGGCGACCTGGCGGTAGGCGTCCTGGAGAGCCTTCTCCAGTTCCTCCACGCGCCGCTGAGCCGCCCGTAGCAGGGCCTCGGGGGCAGTGTTCTTCGATGACTTCACAGCATCTCCTGACGTAGTTTGGGTGGACGTATGAAATCATACGCCCACCCCGAAGGAGATGCAAGCCGTCAGAACCGCGGAATCGCGCCGGCCAGTGAGATACCGCTCACAGCGCGCCGGATCGTCCCCCTCGGAACGAACAGCGACGCCTGTCCGGCGTCCCGCAGCCCGAGCAGTCCCATGCTCAGCGCGTCCACCTGGTCGTCGTGGCGGCCCGAGGGAAACGCGCGCATCTCGGAGATGAGCTCGTTCACCCAGCCGTTGCCCGGGTCCGATGGGTGGGGCAGGTAGACGTTCCCGGACTCGATCTCCGGCGTCACGGCCCTGGCACGGACCTCCTTGGACGAGCGGGGCTTGATCGGCTTGATGCCGGCCACTTTCTTGCGCAGGACGTCGATAGCGGCCGTACCGTTGGCGGCGTCCTCCACGAGGCGCTGGTGGACGAACGACCCCCCGGGGCTCGCCGTGTCGTCCAGGTCGCCGGCGTTGCACCAGCGCAGCATCTTCTCCAACGTCTGGGTGAAGGACCACTGCCCGCGCTGCTGAGCTATCAGGAACCGGTCGGGTCCCTGCCGGCACCAGCGCTGGCCGACGGCGTAGTCCGACGTCGAGGAGCCCTTGAAGGTCAGGTCCCACGAGTCGAGCCACTGGCCCCGCTCCAGGCGCTCACGCGGCAGGAGGATCACGGAGTCGTCGCCGTCCTTGACCCTGGACGGGTCCGTCGTCCAGAAGCGCAACCAGCCGAGGTTGAAGATCGAGCCGTCGGCCGGCGTCGGGTGCTGTTGGTACAGCGCCTCCCACATGTACGAGCCGACCGAGCGCTTCAGAGAGTCCCAGCGCTCCAGCGCCTCCTCCCGAGTCTCCTCAACCAGAGGGCTGTAGAGAGGGTCTCCGGGCTCGCGGCCGAGGGGGTCGTCCTCCTCGGCGATGGCGGGGAAGATGACGTTCTCCCACTTGCTGGCGTCGGGGTTCTTGGCCGGGTTCAGGAGGCGGCCGATGAAGTCGTCCTCGTGCCAGCGCGTGGCGATGGCGATGCAGAGGAAGGGCGGCTCCAGACGCGTCACGGCGTTGGCCTGCCACCAGTCCCAGATCGCCTCGCGCTTGGACTCGCTGTGCGCGTCGGCGAAGTCCTTCACGACGTCGTCCATAAGCATCACCTTGAAGCCGAGACCGGTGATCGACTGTCCAGGGGCCGAGCGGGAGACGATGCCGCCTCCGCGCGTCGTCTGCCACTCGCTCACGGCGCCGGCGTCGGACGCGATTTTGATGCCCCACTTCTCGCCGTCCTCCTCGACGAAACGCCTGACCTGGCGTCCCCACGCCGTGGCGAGCTGTGGCGAGTGCGAGATGAGGCCGATCTTCCAGTCCGGGTGCTGGCGAAGCAGCCAGATCGGCAGATTGATTGAGGTCAGCGTGCTCTTACCCATGCGCGGCGGCATGGAGATCGTCATGTACCGGTTCTCGCCGTTCTCTACGGCGCGCACGGCCTCGGCCAGGCGGTCGGAGAGGTACTGGATATGGGGGCGTCCGGCGTAGGCCTCGTCGAGCTGCTGAGCGCTCTCCAGCGGGTCAGCAGCCTGGCGATAGGTCGGGTCGTGAGGGTACGGGGCTCCGGCGTGCGGCTTGCCGTCGCACGAGGGGCGGTCGCACTTCGGCTGATGCTCTAGCCACGCCTGACGCTTGATGAGGGCCTCCAGCTCCTCCTCCAGCTGGGCCGGGGTCATCTCCCACGGCTCCATCTGCTTCTTCACGCGTGGCATAGGTATCTCCTATCGCTTGGGTGGAATCTCATATGGATACAGAATACCGCCACCCCTCATCCCAAAGGGTGGCGGTATCTCTGCCCCAGTGTCCCGGGCCAACTCTACTGCTCGGCGTCGATCACCTCAACTTCAGCCGGGCCTACATCGATGAGGCCCTGCTCACGTTTGCGGCGCTCGACCTCCGCGACCAGCTGCTCGATCCTCGAAGTCGTGGCCGAGGCGGTCATCTCGGCCAGGTTCGAGGAGACCTCGATCTGCACCTTGGCCGAATCTGCCCCAGCGCCCGCGGCCTCCCGCTCGATGCGCGCCGCGACGTCCATCATCTGGACGATCCCGTTCGCGCTCATGCGGGAGATGCGGTCCTCGGTGAGGCTGTCGAGCCACATCTCGGCCTTCTCCAGGGCCTTGCGACCTAGAGCCCGATGACGATCCCCCATGGCGATCCGGTAGCGGACGAGCTCGTTCGCCTCGTTCTCGGCCATGTGCTTGTCCCACGCCTCGACCCGCTCCTTCCATGACCAGCGGGCTGAGTAGTGGTTCCCGTTGGGGGCGTCTCGCACCCTCCGGCGCTCCATGTCCCGGTAGGTCTTAAACGACGCGTAGGCGGCTTCAGTCTCGCCGTCCTGGCGCTTCCAGATCGGGCGGGTGTAGTCCAGCGGGGCAGGCTTTCGCGGAGCCGGCGGCTTCGCGGTAGTCACAGCCCCTCCAGAGCGGAGAGCCCGTCACAGGACGGCGTCAGGGCCTGGTTCACGAGGGCTCGGGCCAGGTCCTGGGCGAAGGTCTCGGCGAACTCCGGGCCCCACCCCTGCTCCCTGACCATGCGCGTACGGATGCCAGCGCAGGCCGCCGTGATCGAGAGGATGGTGTCCCCTGCGATCATGAGGGCGCCGCCAGCCTCGGCCACCTGGGTGTCCGGCTGCTCCGGGATGTCGTCAATCACTGCTCTTGCTGCTGTACTCATGGAGCAAGTCCTTCTTCTCCTGATTCTTCCTCTGGTCGACCATGATCCGGTAGATGCGGGCCACCGTCTTCGCGTGCCAGCACGATGCGTAGCGCGAGTGCTGACCGTGCTTACAGGTGCACGTGAACCTTGGGGACCCGTGGTCTGACTTCAGAACCACGTGGTGGAAGGGCTTACCGCCCGCGCCCTTGACCTCGCCTGAATTTCGGGCCGAGTAGGACCGCACCCACCAGACCCGAGGGTTCGCCTCGTCCTGGTAGACGGCTCCGGTTCTCCACGTCTCTCGAGCCGCCTTTAGCTGGGCTGGGGACATCTCCTCCCACTCCAGCTGGCGCACGAAGTCGAACTCGGTCGCGGTCAGCCTAGCCCTCGCCACTGAGATCACCTCCTGCCCCGACGACCGGGTACATGCTCGACAGCGTGGAACCGGTCAGCGCCTCACGCACGGCCCACTCCGCCTCGTCGGCGTCCAGGACGGTGCAGGCGGCGCCGCCGGCGGCGCGCACACGGCGAATCTGGCGAACCTGCTCGACCGACGTGCGGGCCAGGGCGTGGGCTCGGGACTCGCCTGGCTTTTGATGCTTGACCTCCAGGAAGATCAGACGGCCCTCGACGCAGCACAGCACATCCGGGATGCCGGCCTCCATATATACCGAGCCATGCATCTTCCAGGTGACCGCCTCCGGCCAGACCTGAGCGATGCGGCGCCGGATGGCGTCCACGACGCCGCTCTCCTTGCTTGCCATGTCACTCCTTTCTAAGATATGGGGCGGCCCCGCCGTAGCGGGGCCGCCATGCTTGAGGACTCAGAGGTCCAGGTCGTCGATGTCCAGCGCGTCCACGTCGAGCTCGAAGGCGTCCTCAGCGTCCTCGGCCGGGGCAGGCTTGGCCGGAGCCTCGACCGGATCGGCGATCTCGTCGGCCATCGGGTCGACCTCAGGCTCGGCCTTGGCCGGCTTGGTGGCGCGAAGGTACTCTCGCACCTCGCTCTTCACTCGGCCGTTGTAGGGCTCGCCGTCCTCCACAACGATGTCCACGGGGCGTCCGATGAGGCTGCGGGGGTTCAGGGCGATCTTCTTCTTGGCGATCTTGACTCCGAGGGCCTGAAGGAAGGCAGCGGAGCGGAACATGGCCTTCTCCGTCTGGGGGAGGCGGTCGATGATCTGCTGGCCCGCGTGGGGTCCTTCAGTGATCTCCAGGTAGACGACGAACATCACGTTTCCGGCCTTGGAGGTCGTCTCCTCGAAGTCGGCGACCTCGGCGTGGTAGGTGCCGGGGGCGACGTGGGCTGTGGAGGTGTCCTTGTAGTTGGTGAAGTCGAAGGTCAGAGCCATGGTGATTTCTCCTGTGAGGTTGGGTTACTGGGGGATCAGTTGTCGGACTTGGCCGACTTTTCGGCGGCGGGCTTGCGCTCCGGGACTCCGCCTACTCCGAGGAAGCGTGAGAGCTTCTCCAGAGTCACGGGCTTGTCCCGACCGAGGACGGACGGAACCTTCCCGCGAAGGTTGTAGGGGATACGGGCCTTGGTCCCGTACTCCGGGTCGGTGCCGAAGCGGACGATGTGCTTCAGCGATGGGCCGTCGTCGCGGCCGGTGTTGTCTAGGTCCTCCTCGACGTCTGCGTAGATGATGTAGTTCGGGGTGGCGCGGATGATCGACTGAGCGCCGCGCTGAACGTCCGGTGAGCGGCGAACGCCGCCGTTGATCTCGTCCTCGACCATCTTGACCTGAGCCGTCATGACGACGTGCATCGGCTCCTTGCGGTTGCCGTCGGCCAGCCCGTACCAGAACACGGCCGTGTCGGTCATGATGTCGAGAGCCTGGCCCCACGTGCGCTGATCAGCCGGGGCGGTGCCCTGCTTGATCTCGCGCACTGCGGTCTCCGAGAATCCGGTGAGGTAGCGCATCGTCATTTTCTGGAGAGCGGTGAGGCTGTCGATGATGGCGGCCTTGTAGCCGTGGCCACCCTTGTCCAGGCTCCAAAAGATGTCGTCCAGGGCGGTGACACTCTCCGGGCGGACCACGTCGATGTTCTTGGCGTAGGGGGCGTTCTTGAAGGACTGAGTTCCCTTCTCTCCCGGCAGGTCGATGAAGAGCGTCTTGCCCATCGTGGCGACCGTCGAGGCTAGAGAACTCTTTCCTGAACCGGGTGCCCCTAGGATCAGCCACCGACCGTAGTCGGCCGCCTCCTCCTCAACGTCAACGATGTTGACGCCGGCGAAACTGGTCATTGAATTTCCTTCCGCTGTTTGGGTGGTGACTTAACTGTAGGTGTATGACGGCGGGCATTGCAAGCCCGGAGGGCTATCTGCCGCGGTGAGACGGGTCACGGTAGCGCAGGCCGTACTCCTCCGGAGCGTACTCCCCGCCCGGCCCGCCGACCATCTGCGCCCGGCACAGGTCGGCGAACTCGCAGAACTGGCAGGCCGCCTTCCCGAAGTTGCGGGGAGCCTCGCCCCGGCGGTCAGCTCGAATGCGCGTCCGGGAGATGTCCGAGCACGTGTCGGCCGCGGCCTGGAGGTGGGAGCGGACCAGGTACGGGCTGACCGGAGTCAGGTGGCGGGCGAACCACTGCGATACGGTCTGCGGCGAGGTCAGGCGCTCGATCTCGGCCTCCTCGGCCGTGTAGGTACCGGCCGCGCTCCCGTCCTTCTTCATTCCCTCGAAGGAGACGCCGTCGGCGCACCACTCCAGGTAGGTCCGCAGGTCGTAGTCCTTGACCGACGAGGACAGCTTTCCGGCCTTAGTGATCTTGGGGGTCTTCGGCGCCTTCGACCGCACCCGGTCGAAGGCGACGGCGCGAGGCGTCGGCACGCCCCACTCGGCACAGTCCGGGGACAGCCCCCAGGCGTAGAGCTGGACCTGACTGTCCATCATCTCGTCCAGGCTCGTGACCTGGCCGAGCGTTCCGGAGGTCTTGCAGTCCCGAACCACGACGATGCCGCGCTTGCGGTCCTGGTAGATCTCATCGGCGTAGCCCCACAGAGTGACCCCAGTGCCTGGGACCTCGCGCTCCCAGCGCTGCTCGACGGCGAGGACGGCTTCGTTCTCCGACTCCTCGTCCCAGCGCTCCCGCCACTCGGCGTAGACGTGGGAGAGGCGCTGCGGGAGAGGCTGTCCCAGCCACTCCAGCCAGGTCTCCCGGGCCGCCTCACTGAGCCGGTCCCAGTACTCGACGGCGGCGACCATGACGTCCGCCGGGGAGGCGTCCCACGGGAAGGTCGGGCCGGTGTCGGTGGTCTGGATCTCCTCGGGATGGGCCTTGAGGGTGCCCTCGACCTGTCCCTTGTTGATCCGGTCCAGGGCTCGCACGGCGTGGAACCAGGACCCGAAGTCGAGGGCCGGCGTGACCTCCGACCGGGCGCGGCGTAGGCCGTCAATGTATCGGTACTTCCACGCCTGCGGGCAGCGGCGGTGGAGGGTGAGCGAGGAGTAGGTGGCCTTCTCGGCCGTGATGACGTCCTCCTCAGGACGCTGGGTGGGGCTCATGGCTATTGCTACTTCCTATCGGCGTAGATGTGATTCATAAGGGTCTTCTCTAGATCCGTGCGGTCCTGGTAAGCCTGGAACACTAGGTCGTCCACGGTGTTCGGTGCCAGCGCGTACCAGAACGTGGTCGAGCTTTTCTGACCGAGTCGATTGAGGCGGTCGCGGGCCTGAACGATGTCGTCCCTCTGCCACGGCAGGGAGGCGAAGATCGCGTTCCGGGCCGTCACCAGCTCGTTCACGGCGACCGACAGGGTCTTGATCTGGGCGACGATGACGAGGCGGGCCGGGTCGTCGGACCCGAAGCGCTGGCGCATGGCCAGCCGGTCCTCCGGCTTCGTGGAGCCGTCGATACGGAGGACCCTGGTCCTCTTGTCGGCGATCTCCTCCTCCAGCGCCGCAAGCTCCCGGGTGAAGGTCCCGAAGACGACGATACGCTTCTCGTCCTCCAGCGTGTCGTGGATGAGGGAGGCGATGGTCTTCGCCTTGGACCGGCCGATCTCTCGGACCTGCCCCTCATCGTCCGGAAGGTGGCCGGCCGTGATCTGGCGGAGCCGGGTCATGCGGACCAGACGGCTGGCCGCCGTCGAGGAGTCCCCGCCGGAGCCGGCCTCCCGCATGTCGTCTTCCTCTCGGAACTCGACCTGGAGCTTCGTGCGCATGTCCTCGTAGGCCTTCAGCTCCTTCGGGCCCAGGGCAACGGGGAGGGCCGTGTCGACGGCGTCGGGCAGGTCCAGGCACTCCTCCTTGATGGCGACCGACGAGCGCTCGCCCATGATCTCCTCCAGGCGGTCCAGATTCTTGAAGCCGACTACCTCGTGCCCCATGTACCCGCCCATCTCGGCGTAGTCCTCCTTGAAGTGCTTGAACGTCGCCACGCGGCGCTCGCCGTTCGGCTGCACTCGCCCGAACGCCTGGGGGTCGAGGAACCTCCACTGTCCGTAGACGTCGAGCGGGGAGTGCGGGATCACGGTCCCGGTCAGGCCGATCCGGCGCTCGACCCGTGAGCCGATCCGTCCCGCCAGTCGAGACGCGTTGGACGAGACTGACTTGATCTTGTGCATCTCGTCAATCACGACGAGGTCCGGGTCAAAGTCCGTGACAGCGCTCAGCACGACATCGGCCATCGTCTTGGACCCGACCTGACGGCGCTGGGACAGAGTGTCCAGGTTGATCGCCTCGATCACGAGGCGGGGCTTGGAGCCTCCGAGGACGTCGGGGCCGGCCTTGGCCGCCACCTTCCGGGCTAGATCGACGCCATCTCGCCTGGCGGCCAGCGCCCAGGATCGGTTCGCATGCAGTGAGCGCGGACTGTCGCCGGCTCCTCGTCCTCGGCCACCGGTCGGTTTGGCGACCTCCTTCCCGCCGCGGGACCGGAGGGCCTCGACGCGCTGCATGACCGATCCGCCCAGGGCTTCGGCCCACACGTTGACCTGGGGGCTGACCCACTTCGGAGCCTGGAGCGCCCACTGATCAACGGCGGCGAGGGGGCCGATCACCAGGACGCGGGCCTCCCGTCGGGGCGAGGACAGGGCCAGCAAGGAGCAGTAGTCCAGCGTGACCGCCGTCTTGCCGGTGCCGGGCTCCATGAGGAGAGCTCCTACCCCGTTACAGGAGATGAGCTTAGCCAGGCCACGTTTCTGGTGGGCGAAGCGCGGCGGGCCTCCGAACTCGAACTTAGTCACCGATCTCCTCCGAGTACGCGCGCAGCAGCTCGGCCACGTCCACCGGCTCCCAACTGAGGATCAGGTCGAATCGGGGATCGAGGATCCAGTCGGACGCGACGCCCGGTTGCATCTCCTGGTCGATAGGGGCGTAGTACGGGGACCCATCAGAGTCGTAGCTGAGGGAGAAGATTCCGAAGACGCGCTCCTCCGGGTCGTCCCCCACTCCCCTACGGCTAGCGCTCTCGACATAGATGAGTCCGCAGCACGGCCACACGCTGTCGAGCAGTACGCCATCGCGGAACTGGAGTCCCGAGTGGTCTGAGGCCGTCACCACGAGGCTGCCCCCGTCTCCGCCCAGTACCGAGGTCGCAGGCTTCTCCCAGGAGTGGGGTCCGGCGATCTCCAAGTCCAGGTCCCACTTACCAGCAGCCTCCCCGAGTACCTTCCACCAGTAGGAGGCGTGCAGTACGTAGTCCTCTCCAGGGATGACGTCCTTCAGGCGCTTCAGCTGGATGCCAGCACTCAACTCCTCAAGACGGGCGTCGTCCTCGCCATGTTGGTAGGTACTCATGATCTCCCCTCAAAGTGCTTGACCGCGGCTTTCTCAGCCTCGGCCAGGATGCGGGCCTGGCGCACGTCCTCCGGGAGGCCGCACAGGATCTTTCGCCGGTCGTAGATGTCGGTCAGATATCGGACGTACTCTCCGACGAGCTCGGCCCTGGTCAGACTCTTACCCACTCGCCGGCCGGGGACGTACGAGATCGTCTTATTCCCCTTGACGGCCAAGATATCCACGTCCTTAACGTCCCCGGTCGGGGACTCCTGTACTCGCCGCAGGATCTCCTCAGCGCTGACGATTCCTGTGCGGCTCACTTCGCCCTCTTTCTATAGGTCTTGACTATGGATGCAACAGCTTTAAGAAGAGATCTCACAGAGCGTCCTCCTCAGGGATCGACACGCGGGCCCCCTCATGGACCGAGAGGGCCAGGACGCGACCGTCTCGGCGGCCAACCGTGATCGACTTGACCCCGTATCGGAGGATCTGTGAGAACTCGAAGAGCATCCAGATTCCCCACACGAGGTCGAGAACCTGGTCGGCGACAGCCAGGCCGTGGAGGATCGTGACGGCGAGAGTGGCGCCGAGCGCCCGGTAGGCATGGCTCAGAGCTCGGTTGGCGTAGACGGCATTGGGCGAGGTCAGGGAGTAGGTTCCCGGCTTGGGGCTCATGGTGCTTCCTTTCAGATAGGGCGGCTGGGCAGGTCGGGATGACCGGACTGGATCAGGCCTATCCGCAGTCGCAGTACTGCTCAGGCTTCTCACAGGCTGGGCAGTATCGATCCCCGGTCCACGGATCCTCCAGGACGCCAGTCAGGGCGTACTCTCGGTAGGCGCGGGAGAGGGCCTTCTCGTCGGTAACGTACATCTCGTTGCGGTACGCCTCCCACTGCGCCCAGCGCTTGCGCTGAGCCCTCATGGAACCTTTGCGTGCCATTTCAGTTCTCCTTCCCGCCGTGGCGGTCGTTCTTTTGATGTCCCAAGACTACGCAGTGCGTATGACGGGATGCAATACCCTGTAAAGATCTACCCCCGTGACTTGCGTCACGGGGGTAGTTTCCGTCGAGATTGGGTCGATCGATCGGCTAGTCGCCGCAGTAGTGGGCCCGGATGGCGGGTACCGTTCTGAGCTCCCCGTCGACGTAGACATTTGCCGAGGTCTGCCAAAGATGCCAGCCCCGCCCGTGCAGCATGGCGAACGCGTCAAATATCTCCTCGAACCGCTTCAGACCGAAGGACGCCACGGTGATGTCGGGGACGTCGTCCTGGCGCAGCAGGGTCTCGATGGCCTTCCAGGAGTTCAGACCCCGGACACGGTAGCCGTGGTCGAACAGGGGGCGGTTCCAGCCCATCTCCCGCGCCCTCTCGAACGCCTCCTCAGGCGCCAGCAGGGGCAGCTTGTCGAAGTCGCGCACCTCAGACCTCTCCTCCGTTCTCGCTGCTGCTCTCGTCTAGGTCCCGCTCCACGGGACCGTCCTCTCCGACGGCGACCAGAGTGTACTCGAGCCCGCCGCGGCCTCCGGTGGACATGATCCAGCCGCGAGAGACTAGGCGGTCAAGGGCCGCCTTGGTCCGCTTACGGGGGAGGTCTGTATCGACGATGTCGAACAGTTCCCGAGAGTTCAGTCGGGTACCGATCTCCCCGCTGAACGCTCCGAGGAGGGTGTCCTCATCGTCCTGGCGCTGAGCTAGCTTCTCCATCATCTTGGACATGTCGGTGAAGTCCAGTTCCACGCGGCGCTCGACGTCGCTCACGTCCTCGCCGTCGGGGTTCAGGGTTCCGCCGCCTCCGGAAGGGGTGCGGCGCGGGGGCGTGATGACGAGGGACGAGCGGCCCTCCGTGCGGCTGTCGAGAGTGACTACGCCGGCCACCTGCGCCTTGCCGCGGCCTCCGGTCTTCTGGGAGTGGGCGCGGACCTGGCCGGGGCGGTCCTTCAGGACGACCAGCTCCATCTCTCCGACGTCGCCGGGCATGGGCTGCTTGATCGGCCACACCTGTAGCAGGGTCCCCTGCACCATGGCGACCTTGTGCTGGGAGCCGATCGGCATGGAGCCCTTCTCGGCGCTCTTGGCCTGGTGGTCGATGATTATGACGGTCGAGCGACCGTTGCGCGTAAGGCGCTTCAGCCACGACGTGATGACGTCCGTCGAGACGGCATCGTTCGCGTCCAGGCCGTGCAGACCGTAGAGGGCGGTCATGCCGTCGGCCACGATGATGTCCGGGTCGAGCGCGGTCAGGGCCATGTCGAACTGGTCCTGGGCGAACTCCCCGGACTTGGTCGGCTGGTCCTTGCCCCACTTGTTGCGCTGCATGTCGGCCAGCGGCCCCTCGGGGCGGATGTAGGAGAACTGGGCCCGAAGGTCGTCGTCCGCGGCGCCGAGCAGGCGTAGGCGGTTGAGCGTCTGAACCGGCTCATCCTCGAAGTCGAGGTAGAGGGCCCGGCCGCCGCCCTCGATCTCCTGAAGGCAGATCGCCATGGCGATCCACGACTTGGCCGACTCCGAGGAGCCGAACAGCATGTTCACGCGGCCCCGGTACATGAGGCAGGCGCCGTCGTTGCGGCGGCAGACCTCGGGGTCAGGCACGGTGAGCTTCCCGGTCAGGTAGGGCTCCAGATCGACGGGGCTCCAGGACGATGGGCGGGCGTCCAGAGGGTCACGATTCTCGGCCGCCTCGATCTCCTCAACGGCGATCTCATCGGGCGCAGAGACCTCCTCGATGGGGGAGCCTTCTACGGCCGGTCCCAGCTCTCCGAGGGACCGCGGCTCCAAGGAATTCTCAGCATCTACGAAGGACAGCGCCGGCGCCGAGTCGTCGAGCTCGATCGTAAGGCTGTCCCACTGCCGCGCCCACGGCGGCTGCCAGCCCGGCACGTCTCCGGCCACGTCCGGCACGAATCCGGCCACGGCCTCCGCGTCGCGCACGAGCCGCTCGACGATCTGCACGCTCTCCTCGCCGATGTACTCGGCCAGCCGGGTAAAGCCGGTAGCCTCCCCACCCTCGCGGAGACGGCGCTTGGTGGTGTAGATCGCCTCGCGCTCGCGCTGCTCGGCGCCGTCCTCGTCGTGAGTGGCGAGGGCCAGGGTACGGATGACGAGGCCCGCGTTCCGCTCCCAGAACGGGTGCACGGTCTGCGAATCCCCGTAGCGGAGGAGGCCGCCGGCTAGGGCGACATATGCGTCATGGCGCTGGCCGGGGCCTGGCCAGGAGTCCAGTAGGACGGCGCACAGTCCGAGGAGGATGACCTGAGCCAACAGCTCAGTGCCATCGACGAGGGCCGGGCCCTCGTCGCCGCCCCACGGCTCGCCCTCCCACTCGTAGGTCTCGGCCGTGGCCGGGTGGATCGAGGGCGGCACGAGGGTCTGCGCCCCGTTACCGCGAATCTCAACCGATACGCCGGAGCCGCGGCCAGAGGCGTCAGGAATGCGTAGGCGCCGAGTCGCCGGCAGCGTGCCCGGCTTCGCGCGGTACCAGTAGTGCGACTTGCGCGACGTCTCACGCCCGTGGATCGCCGCCGTGTGGGGCAGAAGGTACGACTTCAGGCGCGAGGCCGCGGGATGGTCGAGGTCGACGTCAATGAGGTCACCGGAGGCCTCGCCAAGGAGGACGCCGAGGTTGGTGGAGCCTCCGGCCGTGTACTCCTCGAAGGCGGACCGAACCTGATCCTCCCCCTCACCGGTGTCGGTCGTGGGGTCCGGCCAGCGGAGCCGGTTCCAGCCGGCCATAGTCGGCCCCTTGGAGTGGCGGGGGATGGGGAGGGGAGTCAGTCCCCTCCGATACGCATCGAGGGCGGCCTCGACGACGGCCGCGTTGTGCTTCTCAGTTGTGCTCATTGGTCCTGGGTAGGGTTGCTAGGGATGGATGCGGTCGGTAGATGCCCTGAAACCGGTGACCGGTAGGCAGCCGGTCACCGGTTAGAGGGGTTGTCTGGATTGGTGAAGGTGGTCCTGTGAGGCGTCACCTTGATTCCCGAGGGGTGCGGTGCGAGGTCGAGCTCGCGGTTCCCGTACGCCTCCATGAGGCGCGCGAGGACGATCCGGGGCTGAAGGCCCTGGCGCTCTGCCCGGCGGACGACTCTGGCCCAGGTAGCCTCCCTCATCGTGAAGGTCACCGACTTTCGAGGGCTGGAAGGGTCGCCCGGCTTCCGGCCGAAGTCGATCGATGTGGGGGCATCCAACGGTGCGAACCGCTGGTCAAGATCTGGGCGGTCGTCCACGTAGGGAACGAGCTTGTCCTTGCTGGGGCGGGGCATGTCTGTCTCCTTTGTCGGATGTATGCCCCGCATACACTACCCGAAGGATGGTGGAACTTCAAATGTTCGAGGGCCGATATCGGCCGGCGGTGCCGCGTCCGCGGCGGGTAGGTCCTTACGACGAAGGCTCATGGGGACGTTGCCTAGACGTCCGGGCGAATCAGTTGTCTCAGTTTCCCGCGTACGTCGCCGGCCGGGTCACCACAGCCCGAACCAGTCCCGAAGGGGCGGTTCCCATCGCACGGGGGACTTCCCAGGCCAGTCTCGCCGGTTCGGAGCGCCAGTGGTGATGACGTTCTCGAAGGGCTCGTCTGACGGGGACCTTCCCGAGGAAGCGTTTCAGCGTGGCGCCCTTGCGGGCCGCTTCTCCTCGCGTTCCGGGACCTGTCGATGACATCTCGAACCGCGTTTCCGGATGTCCTTAGGCTCCTCTCCCCTCCGCACTGTCCTGTGCGTGCTTTGATAGAGCCTCCGGGCCTTCAACCCGCGGTCCTACAACCTCACCGATTCCGGAGACTCGTTTGGCGGCCCACCCCTAACTACGAGCCGGGGGCTACGGGGAACACACAAGGCCTTCCCGATGCCGGTGAAGATGATTGATGTGATCCAGCTATCCGGGCCGTGCGAGCCTCGTAGCGGTGGTCGGCTTGGCTTAGAGCCCCGGGAGGCGTGTCCCGTCTGAGCCCCGTCCGCCCAGGCCATCGCGTACTCGCAGAGCCTCCCAGCTGACTGGGTATCTCATCGCTCCGGGTTAGTTCCTCAGGTCGGTCCGTTAGCCCGCCGCTGGTTGCGGCGGCCGGTCCGGAGAGTTTCGCTCCCCTTGCGGTGATGGGCCTATTGAACACCTTCCGAAGGCCCGATGCAAATCGACGCGAGCATTTCTCTGGTGAGAGTCGTCACATTCTCTGGCGCGGCGGCGCGGCCCCGCCCGGAACGAAGGTGGCTGCCCGGTGCCGGAATTCCTCAGAGCCGATCTAAGCCTTTCTGAGAGCCTTTTAGGGCGGGACCCCTCCGGGAGTGCGGAGACGGGGTAAAAGTCCGTCAGAATCGCTTACACGACCTCTGAGGGCCATGTGCGGCCCTCTCCCCGGCACGAAGGTGCGTCGACGTGGCGGATCGGCGTCGGAGCCTGGGGTCGCAGAGAGGCCCGAGGGGCGGGCGTGTTGACCGAGCGTAGCGGAGCGGAGCGAGCCTCAACACGGCGACCCGAGGAAAGCCTCTCCGCCTGGAGCCAAGAACCTGCGAGGACGCGTGGGCGACCGGCGCCCCAGCGCCGCAGCGCCCATCACGCGGACACCGCAGGGGCGAAGGCTCCCCGGCGCCTGCGACGGCATGGTTCGAACCGGGGTTCAAAGACCCGAGCCCGAAGGGGAGCGAAGCGGACCGAGGGCTCGGGTCGGAACCGGCCACGGGTGCGGAAACGGCATCGGCAACGGAAGTGGCTCAGGTCACATATATACATATATTCCACTACCCACACACAGGAGCGTCCTTCCCCCTGACTCCGTCAGGGGGAAGGACGCGAGTGTGTGTGGGCGCGCGCGGGCGCGCGGGGTATCAAATCCTGAGTCCGAATGCAATAGCAAAACGGTGGGGTTGTTCACGGAATAGGGGTTTTAAAGTTAGACATTCATCACACTCAGATCTGGGAATAGTATGCAGGCATACGGAGTAATCCTAGCAATGGGGCCCGACACGCGGAAGTTGCGGTGCGACACGCCCGGGTCAGGGGGAACATGTAACTTGGCATACACGTTTTGACATAAGCATTATTTACCCTTCCAACCGTGCTTAAAACGCCGTGACCGCCGTCACTGTCTCACATAGTGGGACACCTGTCTCAGAATGTGACGCCTGACTGGAATGTGATTCAGGGCACGCAAAAGGGCCTCTCCCGATCCGGGAGAGGCCCTTCGTGACGGGGTCTCAGATGTCCTTCAGCATCCGCTCACGGGCTCGCGCCTTCGCCTCGGAGCTGCGCTCCCTGTTGCGAGGAGGTCGGCGCTTGCCGGTCTTCGTGATCGTGCCTGGGAAGTCTGGGTCGATGCGGCGGGCGCGCCGCAGCCAGGAGTCCACGGTGTAGATGCTCTTGCCGAGGTCCTTGGCGATGTCGGTGCGGGTCTTGCCCTCCTCGATCAGCTCTCGCAGGAACTCGACCTCGGGACCCCTGTAGCGGTTGCCTCCTCGAGCGGGCTCCTCGCGCCTCTGGAGCACGTTTGCGGCGATCTCGCAGAGGGTCCGGTGGGGGATGCTGTCTGGGAAGCGAACGCCCTCGTCAGGGCGGCACATGAGGTTCACGACGTGGTAGCGGCCGGCGGAGTCGGGGTCCCCGGTGATCTCCACCCAGTACTCGATCTCGTTCCTCGGGTCCCGGATCTGGACGGCGGGACGGCCCTGGAAGGTGGCCGGGCGGGCGGGGTAGGTGCGAAGTGCGTTGCGCATGGTGTCTCCTAAGTGTGGTGTAGATCTCTGCTGGATTTGGGAATAGGCATTTTTGCCAGTGTTTCCAGCGTATTCCCGGTTCTGTGGATTTGAGACGCAAGTCTCATGTGTGTGATATAGGTATCAGACCTGCGGGAGCGGGTCGTCCTCGTCGTGCAGGTCGTGGACTCCCCAGCGAGTGCCTGCCGACGGGCCTGCCACGATCGGCACGTCCATCTGGCAGTCGAGCGGGCGCAGGAGGGTGTTCACGTCCTCCATCCGGCGCTTGCACTCGACCAGGATCTCCTGCCAGCGGTCCTCCGGGACCTCGATGCAGATCTCGTCGTGCACGGTGGCAACGACGTGCGCCCCCTCGACCCTAGGGAGCGGGTATCCGGGAAGCGTGCCCACGATCGATGCCGCGGCCATCTGCATGAGGTCCGAGCCGAATCCCTGCACAGGGCTGTTCAGGGCGTTGCGCTCGGCGTGGGAGGCCTTGAACGAGCTCTTCGAGTAGAGGTCGCTGAGCCACTGCGTGCGCCCGATGGGGGACGTCACGTAGCCGCGCTCGTAGGCCCGCCGCTTCGCCTTCTCGTGCCACTGACGCATGCCGTCCCACATCTCGAAGAACGCGCTGTGGACGGCCTGGGCCTCGGCCAGAGTGAGAGAAACGTCATAGGCGGTGGCGGCGTAGGACTGGAATCCGCCGGGGCTCATGCCGTAGAGGAGGCCGAAGTTGCCGGCCTTGGCGCGCTTGCGCTCCAGGCTGGTCACGTCCTCCGGCGCCTTGCCGGCGATCTTCGCGGCGAGGAGTCTGTGAAGATCGTCACCACGCTGGAACGCCTCGATCATCGGCTGCGAGCGCGAGATGAACGCCGCCACGCGGAGCTCGACCTGGCTGTAGTCGAGGTCGAGCAGGACGTGTCCGGGCCGGGGGATGAAGGCCGGCTTGAGCCTGGCAGAAATTTGCTGAACGTTAGGATTACTGGAGCTCAGGCGGCCGGTCTTCACGAAGCCTACGTTGTAGGTGGCGTGGATCACGTTGGTAGGGTCCCTAAGCTCCAGCCACGAGCGCAGGAACTCCAGCGTCTTGGTCGCGTCGCGGTGGCGTAGCAGGGCGTCGGCGGCGGGGCTTCCCTGACGCTGCTGGGCGATGAGGACCGCCTTGTTCCACTGAGCGTTGCCGGAGTCCGTGCGAGCCGTCACTCGCAGGTCTCCGGCCTCAATGGCTTGGGCCACGAAGCCCTGGAACCACTTCGACGTCGCGGCCGTGGTGACGCCGTCCTTCGCCGGCGCCGGCGCTGGGGCGGTCCCGTACAGGCCGAGGATGTCCTTGCAGGCCTTCAGGCGTAGGGCGTCCATCTCCTCGATCTTGGCGTGGACCCAGTCCACGTCGAGGAGGAACCCGCGCTGCTCGACCTTTGTGAGGGTCTTCACAGTAGGCATGGCGACGTAGGTGGCGACCTTACCGAGGCGAGCCATCTGGATGTCGTCGGAGTCGAGGGGCTCCTCGTCCCCGGTGAGGAACATCTGGTCGCGGTGCTCCTCCTCGATCTTCCAGGTGTAGTAGGTGTCACGCGCCGCGTACTCTCCGAGCTGGATCAGGTCCACGCGCTCGGCGGCGCCGGGAGTGCTGAGGTCGAAGTCGTCCCACTCCTCGATCCCAAAGTCGCGCGCGGCCCGGATCTTCAGGCGGGTGCGGGCCTCGGTGTCTACCAGCTGAGACGAGACGGTCGTGTCCCACTCGATGCGGTCGGACAGGTCCACACCGGCCTGGGCGAAGACCCAGCGCGCGTCGAACTTGATGTTCGCGTTGACGAACGGCTTCCCGCTGCGGTTGATCTCGCGGCCGATGATCGCCATGATCTTCCGCCACGCCCCGAGCAGCGGCGAGGCCGGGTGGGAGAGTGGCACTAGGTAGGTCATCGGCTGCTCGCCGTCGAAGGTGCGCCAGTCGTAGGCGCCGGCCGCGGCGCGCTCGGCGTTTGGGAGGGTGAGTGAGGCCAGGACGATGCGCGCCGGGTAGCCTCCATTGGTATCGCCGCCGGCCTCTGCGTACTCGTCCAGGCCAGTGGTCTCCAGGTCCATGACGACTTTCTGCGAGGCATGGATCGCCTTGACGAGGCCCTTCAGGTCCTCCTTGCCCCAGACCCAGGTGATCGGTCCGCAGGGCGTGTGTGAGCCTTGGGCGGCCTTCCTGGCCCGGCTCACGACCTTCTCCAGGTCCATGATGCTCATGACTGCTCCTATCTGGGACGGCAGGAGCCGTCTCCGGGTGATGGGTACAGCCTACATTTTGTGAGTTGCCGTGGGAAGTACTCACAACTTCTAGGATAGGTGATCTTGGCAACAGAAAACCCCACGACCTCGAACCGTGGGGTTTTCTGAAGGCGTCTTTGCCTGGATGAGGATCCAGCCCGCGTAAGCGGTGGTGATGGCTCAGATCTCTCGCAGGAGAGAGACTAGCACGTCCTGAAGGTTGCCGACCCTGTAGGCGTACTCGACGCCGCTGCGGCGGGAGTAGGTCTCCATATTCCACAGGGGCCAGTGGCCCCGAAACTCCTCCGACGGGGTTAGAGTCAGGACGAGGTCTCCTCCGTTCTCCGCAACGACCGTGGCGACGCCGTCCTGCTCGCTGGCGTGCACGTATTGGAAGTAGGGACGGAGGGCGTTGGACCACGCCTGGGCGGACACTCGCCGCTCGGTCAGCGGGCTGAAGTTGCCTGGGAAGGCGAGGTGATTGGTAGAGAGGGATGTCACTGGAGGCTCCTTCGTAGTGAGGTGGACTTCTCCAAGGTAACCGGGAACCGCGGGAAGGGCAATCCGATCTCCAGGGCACGGGAGTGGTAGACGTCACGTAGGTCCCAATTCAGCGTCCTATTTGTGGAAAAGGGTGGGGACAGGTCTAGACTGACCTCAGCATTCCCAGCAAATCCCTAGATTGGAGACCCATGAGCCCGCTGGAAGAGGCGATCATCGCCAATGACGCGCTGCCGGAGCGCGAGCGCAAGACCAACATCGATCTGGCCGAGGAGTTCAACACCTCGGAGGCCACCGTCAGGCGCCGCCGCCGCGCTCTGAAGCGCAAGAACGCTGACGAGCTGACCCGCGACGCGTTCTTCGACCTCCCCGTAGGGTCCATCACTAAGCGTGGCAAGACGGTCCGCCTCGCGGATGGCTCCTACGAGAAGATCGAGTACCGCCCCGGCACGCTCGAGATGGAGGAGGCCAAGCGCCTCTCCTACGAGGATTTGGAGACGGTCTTCCGGGAGCCCCTGCTGCCTAAGCCCGCCCCGTCGCTCCATGAGGATGACACGTTAATCGTGTGTTTGGCAGATTTTCAGGTGGGAAAAACCCAGAGTGGCGGAGGCACCGAGGACACGGTCCGGCTCGTGCGCCGGGCGATCAAGGACATTGCCGACGACATCCTCTTCCGGGACCCCTACAAGCGCATCATCCTCGCCGACGTCGGGGACTCCACCGAGGGATTCTGGAACGTCGTCAGCCAAGCCCAGACCAACGACCTAAGCCTGACCGACCAGATTCGCACTGTGCAGCGTCTCTATGCCGAGGCTGTGCGCGCCCTCGCCCCTCTGTGCTCGTCCATGTACTACGTCGCGGTCCCATCCAACCACTGCGCCGTGAGGGTCGGTCCTGGAAAGAACAGCCGCGCCAACGCCCCCGAGGATGACTTCGGGATCATGATCTCGAAGAACATCGAGGACATCATCGAGGACCGTGAGGGCTTCGATCACGTGAAGTTCTTCCGCCCCGAGAAGTGGGAGGAGGCCGTCACCGTGGATGCGGCCGACGGCACTCGCATCGGCTTCACGCACGGCCACCTGGCAGGCTCACAGAGCAAGGTGCCCAACTGGTTCAGGGACCTCGCGTTCGGTCGAAGAAGCGGTCTCTACGACGCCAGGATCCTGGTGCACGGACACTGGCACAACTTCGCCGTGAGCCAGGTCGGCGATGCCCGATGGATCATCTCCTGCCCGTCCGCAGACCGCGGCTCTGACTGGTGGACGAACATCTCCGGCGACTCCACCAGGCCGGCCATCCTCACCTTCGAGGCCCGGGACGGAAACGCCTCGTCCTGGGAGCTGTACTCCTAGGGGACTGAAAGAAGACCCCGCCCAGATGGGCGGGGTCTTCTCCTACACGAGGGGCGTCTTCAGGACGTCGGCCACTCCGGACACCATGCATCCGACGGCGCCGTTCTGGAGGCCCTGATCGTAGGCCGCCTTGGTCGGGCAGATGTGAGCCCACACCGGCTTGCCGAAGGATGTCGCCACCCTCCAGGCGAGGTTCGGAGCGTCCCATGGGAGCCCCAGGTAGTCCCACGACGTCGCCCACTTCGCCAGGCTGCCGTCAGCGGCATGCTGGGCGTAGGTGTAGCCCCAGCACTTCCAGCCGGCCGCCTTCCACTGCGCGGCTAGCCACGTGGCGTCGCCGGCAGACTTCCAGATGACTCGGCTCTTCGCATCGGCAGGAAGAAGTTGGACCAGGTCGGCCCACTGGGCGGACGAGTACTTCGGGTCCAGCACGGTGACGTGCGATCGGCCGTACGCCTCCAGGTACTCCTCAATGCGAAGGATCCGCTCGCCGGCGGTCCGGTACCGCTGCACCTCCGCCCACGTCATCTGCGAGATCGGCGTGTCGGGGGCTGTTGGATCCACGCGCTTGAGGTTCTGGTCATGGGCCAGGACCCACACGCCGTCGCTGGTCAGGTGAGTGGACACCTCGAGGGCGCCGGCGCCGTGCGCGACGGCGTTCGTGTAGGCGCGCATGCTCATCTCCGGCCACGACGTCGAGCCCCCGCGGTGAGCCACGAGGAAGCCCTTCTGCGACACCATCGCGTCGATGGAGGGGTAGCCGGACGGCATGGCCCGCATCTGCGCCGGAACGTCCTGAGGGGACTCGTGTACCCATACTCGAGCGGCCCCGCTGCCGTGGACCTCGATGCCGGCGCCGGCCTCTTCGGTAGGGGCCTCAGGATCCGGCTCAAGGTCGATCCAGGTCCAGGCGGCGACCCCTGAGGCGGTCGGAGGCGCAGTCACGAAGGACGAGAGCAGGGACGACCATGATGCCTGCGTCGAGGGTGCCCCGGACTGCCATCCTGCACCCTCAGCACGCCAGTCGGTGAGTGCGGTCTGAGCGTTCCCATGCGCCTGCGAGGCCGCGAGGGTAGCGGAGCCTGCAGACGGGGTAGGCGTTGTGCTCTGCCAGGGGTGGATGGCGTAGGACTTCACCCCGGACAGGACGAGCAGCAGCGCCCGCTCACGTGCGCCTCCGGCAGCAGGCCCGGATACCGAGACGTTCTGCGTCTGCGCGGGGTCGGTGACCTTGAGAACGGCCGTGTATCCGGACCTGCCGTTGACGTTCGGCACCGTCCGCCGGATCCAGCCGGCCGGCGGAGCTGCGGCAGTATTGCCGAACTGGCTCGCGTAGAAGATGACCGCGAGGTCGCCGACCTTGGACTCGGCTGACAGGGCTGGGACGGAGCCGGCCACACCTTCAGAGGCCGCGCTGGACCGGACCCGCACCTGAGGCGTAGGGGCGGGCTCCGGATCGGGCGTGTACTCGTGCACCTCAATCTTGTGGAACGTCACATCCGGAGACCCGGCCGGCATCTGGAACTGCGGAGTCCACAGCGGGTCCGGGGCGGTCGGAATGGTGAACCGGACCGACTTCGCGACACCCGAGCCAGCCGGCAGGTCGAAGTCGCCGATACGGGACTGCCCGGTCTGCTTGGTCTCGTCCGCCTCCTTGAACTTGTTGTGGGCGACGGACACCCTGGACGGGGATGCTGAGGTGTAGGTGAACACCACTTCCCAGTTGCCCGACTTGACCGGCGTCGCCTGAGTAGCCCACGGCACGAAGATGCCGCCGGATGGGACTGTTAGGTCCGTCCCCGACTGCCTTCCGGTGTTCGTCCACCACTGGCCAGGCCACGTGAACACGGATGTCTCCGGCGCGGGAGGCGGGGTCGGGTAGATATTCGCGGCATGGATGAGGATGTCGTGCCCACCTCCGGAGGGGATCTCCAGTACAGGTACCCACTTGTCCCACTGAGACGGGGGGAGCTCGACGTCGATACGGAGAGGCGCCTGCCGCCCTGCCGGGATGTTGATGAGGGTCGGCATCCTAGAGACGGCCTGACGCTTCCCGGCGGCGTCGTACCAGACGATACTGATCGCCATGACGTTGACGCCGGACGTGTACGTGAGATCGATAGTGTACTTTCCGGACCCGCGGGGCTGGGCGGAGGTGTCCGTGGGGCTGGCGGACGAGTTGGCGGGGACGTATATCCCGTCCGCTCTCCGACTGCCCCGGGACAGCCACCAAGCCCCGATTGCGGGGAACACGCTGTCGGCCATCACTGCTCCTTACGGACGATGACGGTCCCGGCAGGGGTGCCCTCAGGAACCGGGTCGTTCTTGCCCAGGACGATGATGCGCGGACCCGTGGGGGCAGGGGCAGCGCCGCCCCCGGCCTCACCCTTGCGGGCGAACGTCTTGTCGCAGTACTCGGCGCTGTAGACACGAACCTCAGCTGTGACAGCCATTACAGGTGAACCTCCCGGGAGTAGAGCCCGTCCACGGCCGGAACGGGGTGTGCGTGCTTGATGGTGACGGATCCGTCTCCGTTGTCCTCAACGGCGCGCATGAGGATCGACCCGTCGGGCCGGTCCACCCACGCGTCGAAGACGCCGTCCTGAGCGCCGATGGCGGCGCGAGGGTCGATCGGAGCGGTCTTCACGCCGGCCACGGCGGCCACCTCGCGCCCACCTCGGACGACGCTGAGACGGCCCGCGCCCGCCTGGCCGACCCGGACCCCGAAGGACCCGGCCCACGGGGTGTAGGAGAACGACTTCAGGTGCATCGTGGTCGCAGGGATCGACTCCCACCCACCCTTGCCGCGAAAGGCCCACAGGTTGATGTGCATGCGCTGGCTGCGTGGGACCGGGATGCCCTCCGTGAGGGCTCCCGAGTAGTAGCCGCCCTGAGCGGCCGGAGTCGTGCGTGCCTGGTCCTCGGTGAGAGGCGCCTCCCAGGTCTCCCAGAACACACGCCCCGGGGTCCAGGTCACGCGGACGGTAGCCCCCTTGCCGGACGGGGTCCACACGCGGTCGGTCAGGTGCTTGCCGCTGGTCTCATCCTGCGGGTAGAGCGTGTACTTGCCGACCATGTCGGTATAGCCGGACCAGTAGGAGTCCTCGACGATGTCGATCTCCTGGTAGCCGGGGTACGCGTCCTCCCAGTCGAAGGGGAAGATTCCCCACACGATGTTCTTGTGCAGGTCGCGCATGCGGGCCGGGGCCAGGAGCTCGTAGGAGGCCTCGTAGGTCCCGTACCCCATAGACTCTGCGGACACGATCTCCGCGGACAGCGGCTCGCCGCCGACGGTGGAGATGCTGATCTCCAGGGAGCCGTCGGGGCGCCTGCGCAGGGCGCGCTCGTTCCATTTCTGGTTGGCGGCAGGCCCTCCAGGGTGCCAGGCGTCGGTGCGGGTGAGCCAGTGGAAGCCGAAGGCCTCCACCGGCGTCTGCCCGTAGTCCTTGTAGGGCTCAATGAGAGGCATGTCTCACGCCTCCCGGCGAACGATGACTGTGTCGTCGGTAACGCCCTGCGGAAGCGGGTCGTTGGGGCCGAGGACCAGGAGCTTCCCGGCCTGGCCGGCGCCGGGCTGTGCTCCGGCCTGCGCGCCGCCCTTCTTCAGAGCCTCGAGCTGAGCCTTCAGGTCCTCCACCTCGAGGTGCAGCCCGAGGGTGCCCCGGATCCAGGAGGACGTGAGCCGGATCAGCTGATCCGACGGAGGGTTCGCGTAGGGGTTACCGACAGGCTCCCACTGGCCGCCACGGTTCGGGTCCTCCACCAGGACGCCGTCGGTGATGTAGGCGTGACCGATGGGGAGGGTGTCCAGCTTCTCAAAGACCTGACGGTAGTTGTCCCTCGTCACGCCATGGATGACTGCCCACCACTTCTCCGAGGGGTAGGAGCGCATGTGGTCAGGAAGGACCGGAGCGTTGGCGTCCTCGTTGAGGAACTTCCCGGCATCCTGCTCGAACATCATCGCAGTGTCGAAGTCCAGGGCACACATCTCCGGAGACATGTTCGAGCCAGCGTTGACCACGATGTAGAAGCTCTGGCCGTACTGCTCGCGGATCGCGGCGATCAGGTCCTTGTACCACTGGACGCGGCCAGCCTGGGCTCCCCAGCCGTTGATCGTCTCGTCCAGGAACACGCCCTGGGCGACATCCCCGTACTGCTCGGTGAACTTCGCGATCTGCCCGAGGATGTACTCCTTGGTGTACTTGTCCGGGTTCGGGACCCCGTTGCGGGCAGGGTCATCGGAGGGGAGTGAGGCAACACCGTACTGGGTCTTCACGTAGAAGACCGCACGCCTGGCGCCGGCGGCGAGCGCCCGGGAGGCCTGCTTGCCGAAGTCCTCGTTCTTCTCGTCCCAGTTGCCGCTGTCCTTGTTCAGGATGACGATGCCGAGCGTGCCGGCCGCCTTGAGGGCCTTCGCCCACTTCGAGGTGCCCTTGGACTCGTTGTAGTAGTCAGGCCAGTAGTAGGTGACCGGGGACGAGTAGCGCTCACCCGAGCGGAACGGCGGCGCAACGGCCTCTGCGGCCGCCTCCGCAGCCTGCTTCACCTTGGCCAAGGCCTCGGCGGTCGCGTAGGCGGCCAGAGCGTCCGGCTGAACGGCGGTATCGGCCTTGGAGGCGGCTTCCGCGGCCTTGGCGTCCGTGGCGCTCAGGGCCTCCTTCGTGGCGTAAGTGGTAGCGGCGTCGGCGGCCGTCAGATAGCCCGACAGGTCGACCTTCCCTCCGGCCTGGGCCTGGGCCAGGTCTGCCTTGGTGGCGTAGGACTTGGAGGCAGCGTCAGTGGTCAGGTACGGAGACAGGTCCGGAGCGGCGGGGATGGCGGAGCGAACACCCTCCACGTCCGCCTTGGTCGCGTAGGTCGCGGTAGCGGACTCTGCGGTGAGGTAGCCCGAGAGGTCCTGAGCCTCCGGAATGGCCGACCGCACCGCGGTCACCTCTTCCTTGGTGGCGTAGGTGGTCGACGCCTCGGCCTTCGGCAGGAGGTCTGCGAGGGCGGAGGAGTCCGCCTTGCCCTGCACGGAGGTCTCCAGAGCCGCGACCTTCGACGACAGGTCGGCGACCGGGGCGGTGGCCGAGGTCAGGGCCTCCTTGGTCGCGTAGGCCTGGGAGACCGACTCAGAGGTGGCGTAGCCCGCAAGGTCGGCCTTGGCGGCGTAGGTGTCCGCGGCCTCGCTCTTAGGAAGCGCTGCGTCGGCCTTGGCCGAGATCGGGGCCAGGGCGGATGCCTTGGCGTAGCCGGAGAGCTCGGCCTTGGTGGCGTAGTCTGCCAGCTGGGCCGACTTGACGTAGCCTGACAGGTCCGGGATCTTCCCGTCCCCGGTCAGCTGGGCCTGAGTCAGCTCCTCCTTGGTGGCGTAGGTCGTCGCAGCGACGGACTTCGGCAGGGCGGCGTCGGCGGTCTCCTTGATTGAGGCCACCTCGCCGGCGAGCGAGGCCGGGGCGAAGTCCGAGGTGGCCTGAGACTTGTAGGCGTCGAGGTCCTTCTTGGTGGAGTAGGTCTCCGCGGCCGCTGCCGAGGTCAGGTAGCCGCTCAGCGCCTCCCTGGTGGCGTAGGGGCTGAGGTCAGGCGCGGAGGAGGCCACCTCAGCCTTCGTGGCGTAGGTGGCCTGGGCGTCGGCTGAGGTGAGGTAGGGGGCGAGGGCGCTCATAGGGGCCGCGGCGTCGGCGGTGGCCTTGACCTGGTCGATGCGCTGGCCGAGGGCGGTGTCAGCGGAGGTCATCTCGGCCTTCGTGGCCAGGTGAGACAGGTCCGGGGCCTCGTCCTTGCCGCCTAGCTGGGCGTTGGCCAGGTCGCTCTTGGTGGCGTAGACGCCGGCGGCCTCCGTCTTGGGCAGGTAGTCGCCGAGGGACGCCTTGGTGGCATAGGTCTCAGCCACCGTTGCCGAGGTCTGGTAGGCGGACAGGTCCTCGCGGGTCACGGCGGCATCGGCCTTGCTCGCGGCTGCGGTGACGGTCGAGGTCAGGGAGTCGATGCGAGTCCCAAGCGCCGAGTCGGCCGACTGCATCTCGACCTTGGTGGCGTAGGCCGCCAGGTCGGGAGCCTGCGCACCTCCGCCGAGCTGGGCCTGGGCAAGAGCCTCCTTCGTCGCGTAGGTGGCCTCCGCCGTGGCGGCAGGCAGCGCGGCCTCCGCCGCCGCCTTGACGGCGTCGATCCGCGCGCTGAGGGCGGCGTCGCCCTGAGTGCTCTCCGCCTTGGAGGCCAAGTTGCCGGCCTCACTCCTCGTCAGGAAGCGCTGGTCGGCTCCCTCTCTGCTGTACCAAGTGAGATCGGCCACTGCCTCTACCTCCAGGTGAGAACGCCATTGCCAAGGTCTATGATTTCAGACCGATTGATAGCCTCAAGGATACCCGGTGACACCGTCTCGCGGACACCGCGCTCCGACGGCGCTGGCGTCGGCGCTGGCGGTGCCGGAGGCTGGGCAGGTCCGGGGCTGGGCGGCTGGGGCGGGGTAGGTACGGTCGCGGCCGCGAGAAGGTCGGCGATGTTCAGCGTCTCGCCGTCGGCCAGGGTACGGATCGTGCGGATGTGGGCGCCCAGGTCCCCCGGGATATTGAGATCTATCTCATAGTTTCCAGAGGCGACAGAGGCCTCTCGGCCTGTCTGACCTACCAGATACCCGTCAGGGTCGATGCGGAACGACGCCCTGCCGGCGACGATGTCTCTGGCCGGTAGAGGTGCTCCAAGGCTGGCCGGGGTGAAGGTGATCCGGCCCATACGCCCCAGGCCCTCAGGCCCTACGACGCGGCCCGCGATCGTGGCTGTGGTGGAGGTCATTGGGGCTCCTGACGTAACGGATTGGCATCACCCTTCACCCTATCAATCCGATCGTGTAATGACTGGACCTCCGTGTACAGGTGGGACCTATCAGTGCGCGCGTCATTGCGGACGCCCTCGATCTGAGTCTCCATGCGGGACATGCGGGCCTCGAACTGTCGGTCTGACTCCCGGAGGTCGTCCACGGAGACGACCAGCCTGGTCAGGCGGTCGAGGACCTGACTGAACTTGGAGTCCAGGTCGTCACGTAGGTTCGAGTCGTGGTTGTTGTGTACGCCCTCGGAGGCTGACTCAGCGGCGTTGGCCGCTCTCACGACATGGGCGCTCATCCTTGTCATCCGCTCCTCCAGGCGCTGCTGCTGACGCTTGATCGTTGACCTGAGCCAGGCGATGAGCGCTGCCAGCAGGGCAGTCCCCGCCGTGATGACCTCCGGCGAGGCGAGCACTGCGAGGATCGGCGAGGACTGCCCTGCTGTATCCACGTAGCTACCTCAGCCGGCCAGTCCGGAGACGTGGCGAGGGGTGTAGAGGTCCGGCGCAGCGGTCTCGGCGGTCGGGACGGCGCGGTCGGTCTCCTCGGGCAGGGAGAACGACTTCAGGACAGAGGCCAGGGCCGCGGCGCCGGCGATGCCGAGAGCGCCCTTCCAGTCCAGGTCGAACAGAGAGGACCCGACGGCGAAGGCGCCGACGAGGGACTGCGCGAAGGTGGAGATGCCTCGCTCGGCGAGACCCTCCCAGAACGTTGCGGCTGCGTACTTCACATGTGCTCCTTCCACAGGTAAGGGCGGGGACCCGGCTGAGTCCCCGCCCTTAGTGTATCCCTATGAGTCCATGAGGTACTTATAGGTTACGCCGAGATCACGTCCACAGCCGGAACGAGCCCGCCCGGGAGGCGTTCAGCGCCATCTGGAGCGCCCTGACCGTGGCCTCGCCGAAGTCGCCGTCGACCCAGTCGTTGAATCCCCATCCCGATGGCACGCCCGGCTTGTTCCAGGCGAGCACGAGGTACTGGAAGACCTTCACGGCCGCGGCGTCCCAGCCGCGGTCCTCCGGAAGGCGGTCCATGCCTATCAGCTGGCGCATCGATCCGGCGGGAACGGCCTTGTTGAGGAAGCGGCGCAGGTTGGCGACGGCGTGGGTCTCACTGTAGCCGGGCGCGAATACCGCCTTCAAACGGCCGACCGTGGCGTAGCCGTAGTCACCGTCCACGACGAGCTGCGCCTCGCCTGCGGGCTGCGCTGAGGCGGCAGCGGCCTGCCCACCCCCGATCATCCGGTCCCAGGTGGCGCGGTCACGCAGACGGTTCAGGTCGAGGGTGCCGTTGTAGCCCGGCAGGCGGCCGTCCTCGGTGTACTGGTGAATTAGCGGAGATCCCCAGTAGCTGACAGATGGGACGGCCGGGTCCGAGTAGGAGGAGCCGTAGTCGCTGTAGTCCGGACCCCCGGCGTACCAGAGCGGGTACTCGCGGGCGACAGCGGACCAGTCGTAGCCGTTGACGGCACTACCGTTCATGTAGATGCCCGGAGTGGAGCCGGTCAGCGACTTGACGGTGTCGAGGAAGGTCTTCGCCCAGCCTGGACCCTGGGCGACCGCATTGGCCTCCCAGTCGAGCCACAGGGTCGCCCTGGAGCGGAGGGCTCCGACGGCAGACACGAAGTAGCGGGCCTGAGCGGCCGCGTCTCCCGGACGGGCGAAGTGGTAGAAGCCCAGGCGCTTCGAGGCTCCCAGCGTGGCGTTCGCCTGTGACACCATGTATGGGTTCACGTAGTCGTCGTCCTCGGTCGCCTTGACGATGACGAAGTCCGCCCACAGGGCCGCGACGTTCAGACCGGACTGGTGGCTGGAGATGTCGATGCCGTGGGCGTGGGCGGGACCTGACTGTGCGACGGGCTGCGCGGCGGGGCGTGCAGGCGCGGCAGCCGGGATCTGGCCCGAGCTGCGTCGGAACTGCGGCCACTGCTGGAAGAACTTGCCCTCGTCGAAGCGGTGACAGCTGGTCCAGCGCCCGGCCCGGGTGTGCGGGTGCGAGGAGTAGCGGACGGTCCTGGTCTCCTGCCCGGTCTGGTCACCGAGGTAGCCATCGATACTGCCGTCCTCAGCGAGCCAGGCTTCGGAGACGAGCGGGTCGCTGCCGTCCTCGACCACGACCACGGTGTGACCCACGCCGCCCTCGTTGGCCGCCGACAGAATGATGTCTCCGGTACGGAAGCCCCCGTCGGGGGTAAGGTTCTCGTCGGCCCAGTGGACCTCGTTGAACCCGTGGGACTCCATGCCCGGGCGCAGGTTGCCGGTCCAGACATCGTTGATCTCGATGAGGGCGGGGTGGCCCCACGGCACCTTGTAGGTGTGGTGGAGGCCGTAGGAGATGGAGCCCGCCACCAGGGACGAGCAGTCCGCGTTCTGCGGAGTGCTGACGTGCCCGCTGGAGTCAGCGTTGGCGTACCAGGTGCGCCGGTCGGGCTGGCTGTAGCCCACGTTCTCTGAGTCACAGATCCTCCGCGCGATCTGCGCGGTGACGGTCCCTACTGTCACTTGCTCTCCTTCTTACCGGTAGCTCCCTGGAGCTGGCGCTCCAGGTCGATGACGCGCTGCTCAGCGATGACGGCGCGGCGGGTCAGGGCGGCGATCTCGGCGGTCAGGGCGTCGATGACCGCGACGGCGTCGACCTGCGGTGCTTGAGGTTCCATGGATCCTCCTAGGCGTCTGGGACGGTGCGGGGCGGCACGGATATCCGTGCCGCCCTGCCAATCATAGGCCACTCTTACCGAATCCCTCAGGCTTGGTAGCTGGGCCGTATAGGCCACCGCCCATGGCCATGTCGTCCTCCAAGGCATCCCCATCCCTGCCCCCGGCGGGGACCGGTTCCGGAGGCCCGAGCCTCCACGGGGACTCTCCGGCGTAGTCGCGCATGATCGGCTCTCCATGCTCGTCGACGTCCTGGTCAATCTGTCGAGCCCCCTTGACGAGGACGGCCACCGTCGCGCCGGGGGTGCCGGTCACGTCCACGTGCCACTCCTCCAGGTTGGATCGATCCAGCACCCCCCGGGCTCCCTCGTTGGCGAAGACGACCCACGGGGCTTTCTTGGACGCGATCTTGGGCACGTAGTCCGGGAGGGTCCACCGGTAGCGGCCCTCGCCGTCGAGCGTGACGTTCTCCCAGTACTCGATACCGTCGTAGGGGGACTCCGTGCAGGAGTGCTCCAGCCACAGGCCTCCGCGATCAGCTGTGAGGCCGGGGACCCGCATGGAGAACTTCTTGGTTCCGCCGATGTTCACTCCGGCACTATTGATCCACACCTGGTGAGACCCGGTGTACTGCATCGTGGTGGACTTCCGATCGGCCCAGAATCTCGGAAGGCTCTCACCCATCGGTCTGATGTGGACCTCGTTGGCTCCCACGTACAGTCGAGGCTTGTTGTCCGACTTGGTTCCGTAGGAGAAGCCGGTCCCGTTCATCCACCAGTACACGTCCTGGGCTTGCAGACTCAGGCCTCCAGAGCTGAAGGAGAACGACGTGTTTCCCGACGGCGAGTACATCGCGATGGCGTCGGTCCCTACTGAGATGTACGGGGCTACGTGGTCCCATCCGCGCTGGTACGGGGCCTGAATGCGCAGCGACGGGGCCCCCTCGGGAGACTTGTACAGGGCGATGGCGCCATCGCCCCAGTTGTCCTCCAGGGAGTTGAAGGCGAGGCCGCACCCCCACTTGGCGCCGTCGGTCCCTCGGTCCCGGCCGGTGCGTACGGAGGTGACGTCGTTGAACCACACCACGGACCACGAGTCCCGGCGGCTGAGGTGGCCACTGATGCTGATGGCGCCGGTCTGGGCGTCGATGTCCAGAGCCTTCCACCCGTCACGGGCGTAGACCTGCATCCCCGAGGAGGAGAGCTTCAGCCCCCGGTTTGCGGTCCGATCCGTTTGGATCGTGGCTCCGGTGATGACCTGCCCGTCGAGAGCCCCGACCTGGAGGTTGTTCGAGCTGATCGAGTTGGCCGCAATCATCCCGGCTTTGATCTGCTCGAACTCCCCCTGCCCGGCCGTGACAATCTTCGACCACACGTGGTGGGCGGTCGCGTCCACGAAGGAGGCGTTGCCGGTCACGGTGAGCTGATCGGTAGTGAGAGATAGGAAGCGTCCTACGTCAGAAGCGATCTTCCGAGCCGTCACCTCCGCGATGTTGGCCGAGCCCGCGGTCAGCTTCCCCACGTCGAGGTTGCTGATCTGCTCGGACGTGACGCGCATCCGCTCCCACTGGGAGCCGTCCCACCGCCATTCAGCGACGATGTCGAGGGTCTGCGCGTCCTGGACCCGGGCAGTGTCGCCGGGGGCCTCTCCCGGGAACGGCGGCATCGTGTCCGAGGTGCCTCGGATGTAGAACACCGTACCCATGGAGGTGCGGATACGCCGTACGGCCGACTCCATGGTCGCGGCCGTGAGCTGGGAGACCGTCTTGGAGTAGTCGTCCCCGGCCTCCTCCCACTTCCACCCCTTGGGGGAGTAGACGACCGTCGAGCCCGGAGCGTCCCGGGTGTTCGCGGGCGAGGAGTGCCCGGGTAGGGCGAATGACGGTACGGTTACGTACTGGCCGCCTGCCGCGCCTGCGGCGGCGTTGGCGCGATCTCGGGGGCCGGGCATCAGAGGGCCTTGATGATGTAGGGGAGACCGATGTACGGGTCGCGCAGGTCGACTGGCTGCGACCCTCCGGCAGATACCGCGACCGGTGAGCGGTCACCTGAAGAGGTGCCGGTGGACGTCAGGTAGGTGTACCCCGACGTACCGATCCCGATGTCCTGGTTCGCGGTACGGGCCTGGAACCGGGAGCCGGCGTTGCCCTGCTCACCGATCTCGTGAGTGTGCGCCGGCATCTGGGCGATGCTCAGCGTGACGGTCGCGTTACCGCCCCGGTCGCCGACGTGGTACTTCGTACCGGTGCCGACGACGGATCGCTCCCGAATGTCCGGGATGCGGAAGTCATTTCCGGAGGACGAGCCGTACGCGGTACCGATGACGGCGAAGAGCTTTGGGTAGGCGCTCCGCTGCACCAGGCGGCCGTCGCATCGCAGCCACCCCTCCGGGTCCTTCTCGGCCCCGAACATGGCGATGGTCCCGACGGGGATGGCCTTGTCTATAGCGTCCCGGATTCCCTGAGCAATGGTCTGGACCTGCTTCATGATCTCGGCGGGCTGCCCGGCGACCTTGGTCTCCAAGTTGGTGACGCCCTGGGTAGCCGCGCTGATGCCTCCCTCGATGCGGGTCAGGTCGGCGGCGGTGATTCGGGTCTCATTGGCCCCGAACCCGTCCCTCCACTGCTTGGTGGCGACATAGGGCTGCATTACTGGTCTCCTTCTGCTCTGAGGACGAAGATTCGCCCGTCGGGTGCGATCCACATGCTGGAACCTATTGTCCCAGAGTCCGGTGGGACGGGTCCGGATGTGACGAGGGTGGTGGCGACCTGGGTCATGGCCTCGGTGAGGTGCTTCATCTCCTTGAGAGTCCCCTCCCGAGCGGCCTGCTGCAGTGCGCCGCTGCCGCGGAGTTTGTCCTCGACCTGCTTGGCGATGGCGTCGGCATCGATGTTCTGCTCCAGAGTGATGGTGTTGGGAGGCCCCCAGTTGGAGCGGTTCCCGGCGCGGTCGAAGGTCCGCAGGCGCACCTCGTACTCTCTCATCTCGTACCCGGCCAGGGGAATTCGCTGCATCGGGGCAGGCATCTGAGCCACCACTCCGGGGGCGATGCCGGGGTGCTGAACACTTACCTCCACTCCGGCGAAGTCGTCTGGCATGTTCTCGCCATCAGCGCCCCGGTAGTTCCAGATCACCTGGAGAACGCCGAGGGTCTGCGCCAGCCGCGGGCTCCCGGGCATCGGGGGCGGAATCGTGTCCGAGGCCATCGTCGCGATGACCTCGGCCGACCAGGCCCCGACGGCGTCGCGCGTGACGGCCCGCACGCTGAAGGCGTACTGCTGGCTGGTCGCCAACCCCTCAATGTCGGCCTCGGTCGTCCGTGAGGTGCTCAGCCGCCCCGCCTTGTTGGGGATCTCGCGGACTGAGATGTCGTAGCCGATCACGTCCACGGCCACCCCGAGGGCGTCAGTGGTGACCTCGTCCCACCGGAGGGAGGCGACGGCTACCGGGTAGCCGAGATGCCCAATCACCGCGGTCGAGGAAACCACGAGGCCCTGAGGGGGCAGTGGGTTGTGCTTGCTGGTCGGCGTCTCGGGGCGCGGGTTCTTCCCGTCTGAGGTGGCGGCCCCGAGAACTCCCTTCTGCTTCTTGGCCAGGCGCGACAGGATGTCGTCGAGCATGGTCCCGAAGGTCGTGTGCCCCTCGCAGCGGCCGTTCTCGGTCACCGAGATCGAGATCTGGGTGACACGCATCCTCTCCAGGCCCTTGCCGCGCTCGACGCGGATCCAGTCTCCGAGGGCGTAGTCCTCGAAGGGGAGCCACTGAAGGTCGTCGGCCTCCCACTCGCGCTTCACCTCGGCCGCCGGGGTGGCGCCGGTCTTGAGAGTGAGGTCAGCCACGCGCCGAGCCGTCCCCTCCAGCTCCACGCCACCGGCGTTCACGACCTTCTCGGTACGTGGAATTCCTGCCGGGGCCTCGGGATTGGGGAAGGTCCACGTCCGGCCTTCGTCGCCCTTGACCAGGACGTGAGTGCACAGCTGGGACCAGTCGAGTTTCTCCGGGGCTGACGACGTGCCCGCCCCCAGGCGCCACACGACGGGGAGGTTCTCGCGGCTCAGGGCTGAGTCGGCGTTGTAGACCTGGAGCGTACGGCCGCGCCAGCGGTAGTCGATCATCCCCATGTTCATGAGCGTGTCCAGAATCGACTTGACGGAGACCGACGGGTCGAAGGCGATGGTGGTCTGCAAAGACCACCCCTGACCGGCGGAGTCAACGGCCGTGCTGACGTCGAGCGTCAGACCGGCTCCCCAGCCACGCTTGACCGCCGCGTCCCACACGGTACGGAGGATCTCACCAGCGTTGCGGGAGTTGAACTTGTACTTGCCGTCCTTGTCTCGGGCCACTGGCGGGACGCTCCAGACGAGGGCGCCGTCGAGGCGGTGACCGATGTGGATCAGGTTGGCCCTGCGATGCTCCGTCCCGTCCCCCACGAGGTTCCACTCGGAGGAGAGGTTGATGAAGCGCGCGTTGTGCGGCTCGTACCAGGTCTGCCCGTCGTAGCTGAGCTCGACGGCGATCTCCACGGCGGAGTCGAGCAGCTCGCCGCGCACCCCCAGGTCCCCGTTCGGGTAGGAGAGGGTGAGCGCCGGAGTGGACTGTCGAGGGCAGGTGAAGGTCCCAGCCAGGGCGTCCGGCAGGACGCCGAGGCGTGCCCCGGCCTGCTCGTAGGCGACGTAGCGCATGGCCAGGCCACGTGGGAACGCGGGGTTTCGGGGCATCAGTAGGCCATCCTTCCGCGAAAGCGGCCGGTCGTGCCTGTCAGCGTCATGGAGATGCGGCCCTCAGCGTCGGGAGTGGCCCGGAAGCCTCCGGGACTCATGGAGATCTCCCCGTCGGCGGAGCGCGCGTTCCGCTGGGGCTCCCAGGTGTCGGAGGGGTTCTTCCAGGCGCGGTAGCCCGCTACGTCTACCAGAAGGCGCTCCCCACCGTTGAGGGTGCCGGTGAAGGTGAACGAAGAGCCCGATACGTTGTCTCTGACGGTGCACGTGCCCGCCGTCGGCTCAAGCATGAGCCAGCCGTCCGGGATAGGCATGACGCAGCCGGTGAATGCAGACATGTTGGTCAGGTCGGCGACGAGCTCCTGCGTACCGCGCCACAGCCCGGAGACGACCTCGTAGACGACCGTGAACGAGATCGTCTCCGAGTGCGGGTCGAGCTTGGGCTCGACAGAGGACGAGGGGCGCACCTGAGCCTCCCGCACGGGGGCTCCCTTAGGGGTGTACCGGAGCGTCTGCATCCGGCCGAAGGCGAACAGGCGGCGCATGAGGTCCTGGTAGTTCCTCTCCAGGACCTCAAGCCCCTCCTTGCAGCGGTTGCCGTTCCGGCCGTCGGTCCAGGAGAACACGGTGAACTTCAGGGCGACGGTGGCGGACTTGGTCACGGACGGGGCGATGGGGAGAACCCCGAAGCGTCCTGGGATGTCGACCGAGGCGTTCCACGGGGCGCCTCTGGTCGACAGGGCGGTGCCCTCGGCGAGTACCCAGCGCTGCCGGGCATCGTCCAGGTCAGTGCCGTCCAGGGAGTAGATGGCCATGGGTGGGTGACCTTCCTCAGATGGTGGCCGCCAGACGTATCCCCTCGGCGACCTCGTCGCGAGTCTTGGAGTCCGGCTGTGCCTGCGGATAGTTGTTGGTGATGTTGATTGTAGCCCCCGATCGGTCGCTCTTATCAAACGAATCGGGCGATCCTGCTTCTGGCGCCGGCCTACCGGTCGAGGCTCTTGCCGGGAGCGGCTTCATCTCCGCGCTGAGCCCGATCGTGGCGGGCTTGGTCAGGTCCTCGGTGAGGCCTCGCAGGGAGTCCCGGACGGCGCCGTACTGGCTCTCCAGGCCCTTGATGAGGCCCTGCATGATCATCTCACCAGCAGGGGTGAGAAGGACCTTGTCGACGGGGGCGGGGCCCTTCCAGGAGGGGAGCATGCTGGTCAGGGAGCTCAGCTTACTCTTGACGGCTCCGAACATCGACTGGATACCGTCCAGAAGACCCTGGATGATGCTCTTACCAGCGCTCCAGAGCCACGATCCGGCGCTGGAGAAGATCCCCATGACGCGGCCCGGAAGGGAGGAGACAAAGGAGATGACCCCGCTCACTCCGGCGGACACTGCGGACCTCATCGCCGCCCAAGCGTCCGAGGTGAGGCTCTTGGCCGCGCCCCACCCCGACGAGATGAAGTTGCGGACCCCGTCGATCGCGCTCGACACGAGGCTCTTGATGGTGTTCCACGCCGACGACGTGGTGCTGCTGATGAAGTTCCAGCCAGCGCTGATGATGCTCCTCGCGAGGGAGATGCCCGAGGTCACTACCGAGGAGATGATGTTCCACGCTCCGCTGATGACCGCCGTGATCGCGTTCCAGGCCCCCTGGGCGAGGACGCGTAGCAGGGATCCGAACGCCGAGAATGCCGTGGAGATGATGTTCCAGACGGTCTGCCCGATCTGCTGGATACCCCGCCACGCCTGGCTCCAATTGCCGCTCAGGATCCCCATGACTGTAGTCACGATGCCGCTGATGAGATTCATCGCCCACTGCACTGCGGTGGAGATGGCCTGCCAGGCTCCCACCATGACCGGGATCTGAGCCTGCGTCAGCGCCCCCACCAGCTGAATGACCGGGATGAGGCCCGAGGCGAGGCTCTCCACGATCTGCACGATGAACGGGAGGACCTGCGGGAGCAGCTCGGCGATCACTGGCCCCAGCTGGGTGACGATCTCCTGGATCACCGGCACCAGGGCCTGAATGATCGGCATGAGGGCGGCGCCCAGCTGCTCGATGATCGGGACCAGGAGAGCGGACAGCTGGGTGAACACCGGGGCCAGCCCCTCGACCAGCTGGGCCACGAGCGGAGCGACGGCGGCGAGCAGGGCTCCCATAACCGTCGCAATGGCGCCGAAGGCTTCCCCCAGGGCGGGCATGGCCGGGGCGAGCGCCTGCACGGCAGTGAGAACGCCTTGGAAGAAGGAGATCAGTCCGCCCTGGAAGGCGGGGTCCTGGAGGGCCGCGGAGATGCCCTTGAGCCCGGTCTCGATGATCTGGCCGACCAGGGGCAGGATCGTCGAGAGCGTCGGGGCCAGGGAGACGAAGGCCTGTCCTAGCGAGCCAACGCCCTGGAAGGCGTAGGACGCGGCCGTACCCATCGCGCTGAAGATCTGGGACAGTGTTCCCTGCCACAGCGGCCCGTTAACGGCCTGGTTGGCGCGGTCCAGGGCCGCCGCGATGGAGTCAATGGGGGCCGAGCCCGCGGCCATCGCCTTGAAGACGCCGCCCAGGATCCCGCCCAGGTCGAAGACGATGTCCTTCAGCGTGCCGAAGGTCTTGGCGGCGGCCTGGATGGTCTGGTCCAGCTCGCCGGAGGCGATCTTGGCCTGCACCCAGTTCTGGAACGAGTAGGCGACGTCGTTCGCCCCCGAGGCGATGGACGGGAGGTACTTCGCACCGGTCTCGCCCAGCGTGAGCAAGGCGTCGGTGAAGGCGCCGGCGCCATCCCCTCCGATGTCCATGGCCTCAGCCAGGTAGTTCAGCGAGGCGCGGAAGCCTGGGATGTGCTCAGTGGCAGCGTCAGCGACGGCGGCTGACATGCGTCCCATCTGGGTCGCGACGTTGGCGATAGACGGGGTGAGCGCGTCCAGGGCGTTGTTGGCGAAGCCCCGAATGGCGTCGGCGGCCTCGCCCCAGAAGGACGTGGAGATTGTCTGCTGGAGGGCGGTGAACCGGGGGCCGAGGTCGGCCAGCACCGTGGAGGCGTCCTTCACGGCGGCCGCGAAGATGCTGATGCCCGCGGCGGCCGTGCCCAGGATGCCCGGGAAGGCGAGCAGCGCGGGGAGGGTGTGGGCGAGGCCGATGCCCAGCTGCGCGATCGTCCCCAGACCGGCCCCAGCAATGGAGGTCAGCCCGAGCAGGGCGGTCCCGGCGGCGGCCGCTTTGACGGCGAAGGTGTCCAGGTTGGTGAATAGGTTGTCGAGGGAGTTCTTCAGGTTGCTGAAGATGTTTCCCCCGGACAGGGCCTTGAGCTGGGCCGCGACCTTGGCCACCGACGCCGTGGCTAGGCGGGCATGGATGTCCACGAAGTAGGGCTTTGAGGTCAGCCGCTTCAGGTCGAAGCGGGCCTTGCCGTCGTCCAGGTCGGCGTTGACGGTCGCCTTGCCGTCCAGCTTGTCAAGCTCACGCTTCAGCTTGCGCTTGGACGCCTCGGACAGGTGCGCGCTGGTCTCGATGTCGCCGCCCAGCTTGTTTAGCTGCTCCCGGATCTTCTTCCGGGAGGCCGGGTCCAGCTCGGCGTCGGCCTTGAGCTTGGCGTCAAGCTTGGCGAGCTGCTCCTTGAGCTTGCGCTGGGCGGCCTTCTCCAGGGACGCGTCGACCTTGATGTCGGACTTGATGTTGGCGATGCGCTCCTTGATCTCGGCCACATCGTGACCGTCGAGCTCGACCTTGGCGTCGATGGCAGCCTCGGTCTTGCGGATCGCGTCGAGGGCCTTGCGGCGTGACTTCTCGTCGAGATCCACGCGCGCCTTGATCGCGGCCTTCATCTCGTCCAGCTCGCGCCCGATTCTGGCCACGGCGTTGTCGTCTAGGACCGGCTTGACGGGGGCACGGGCGTCCAGCTGGCGGAGCTTCTGCTTGATCTCCTCCAAGTCGCGACGTGAGACCGTGACGTCCGGGGACGCCTTGGTCTGGGCGATGGCGCTCTCTATGCGCCGCAGGTCCTTGGGGTCGATCTTGGCGTTGACCTGGAGCACGAGCCCGTCGAGAGCGTCCTTGACGGAGTCGCGCATCTCGCGCGCCCACTTCTCGGCTGCGCGCTCGATCCGCTTGCCGATCTTCTTGAGGCTCTTCTCGATGCCCCGCTCAGCGTCGCCCCGGAAGTCGCGTGCGTCAGCGCCGACCTCTACGACTACCTCGCCGATCTTGTCTGCCACGGGCTACCCTCTCCGCTCGTACGCCGAGCGGGCGGCATCGCGGCCCGACTCCTGTCTGAGGCCATGATACCGCCCGCATAGGCGTGTCCTATAGGTGCTGTCACATTCCGAGGGCCGACTTAAGGGACCCGAAGCCCGAGGCCTCGTTGCCGGAGTACCAGGGGCTCCGCGGATCTGTGACCACGACCCCCTTTGGAGGCAGCCAAAGGTCCCTCTTCAGCTTCTCGGTAGCGCTCTCGTCCTCAGCGTTGCGGGTGAGGATCCACCACATGACGCGGCAGAACCGGTTCAGGGGCAAGGTCTCCAGGTCGATACCGTGCCCGAGGCAGAATCCGTCGATGTAGTCCCACTCGCCGTACGCCGAGGCCAGGAGGCGCTGGATCACGTAGGGGGGTTCTCCCCGGCCTCCTCCATGACGGCGGAGATGAGCTCGGTCAGGTCGGGGATGTCAAGGTCGTCGGCAGGGTTCTTGAGCCGCTTGACGACCTCAGCGCCGGTCTCCTTGCCGAAGAGGACGTGGCACCACTTAGCCAGTCCGTCGATGATCTTCTCTGAGTCCTCGTCGGTGTCCTTGAGAGCCTGGGACAGGAAGACGGCGACGGCGGCCTTCGGGGGGCGGACCCTGTACTCGGTACCGACCAGGTCAACGGTGATGGACTTCCGGGTCTTGCCGGGGATCGTGATAGTAGCCATGAGGCGATTCTAATGGAAGTCAGAGGGCTTGATAAGCCGGAGCGCGTCTCGAACGAAGTGGGCGCCCGTGATGCCCTTGACCCACTTGGCAAAGACGGCCTGGCCGGACCCCTTCGGGGTGAAGACCATGCGGGAGGCCTTGACTGGGCCGTGCGGCCTGGTGCCCTTCTCCTGGTAGGCGGCGTAGGGCGTCCTGGCCCCGATCTCGAAGGTCGGGTTGAGCGGGTGCTTTCCGTGGACCCGTTCAATAGTGACGGAGTTCACCATACGCCCCGAGTTCACCCGCCCCTTGGCGCGGATGTTGCGCTGGATGCGCCCTTGCGTGCGGCGAGACGCCTTCAGGGCAGCCTGTTTAGTGATCTGGGCCACTTTATCCTCACGGATTGGCCCCTTGAACCTGACGTTTACGTGAACCATTTCACACCTCAGAGGTCACGGGCAGTTGAGACGGACCGTGAAGGTCCACTCGCCAGCCACGCAGCCGCCGTCGGGGCCGGACGCGGCCCAGTCCATCGCGTCGGCGTTAGTGGACGACGTCAGGAACCGTCCCAGGTCCGCCATGTCCTGGTGCAGGACCGCCGCGTCAGCGGTCAGGTCGAAGGGGCGCGGGCCGCGGCCACGATCGTCAACAACCTCTACGCATCGCAGCGTGCCGAGGGCGTAGGTCGCGGCCCAGTAGCGCACCGAGCACGCCTCTCCGTCGGCGGCGCGCGGGCCGAAGACGGGGGAGACGGAGACGGTACGAACGTAGAGGTGCCCCGCGCAGCACTCGTCCCAGGCCACCTCAGCGCCCGGGGCGACGTACGCCTGCGAGACGGCGTTGGAGAGGGCCTGGGCACCGCCCTTGAGCAGGGCGAGGGCGGTGGAGTGGACGATGGCTGCGGTAGGGGAGGCTACGCGGCCCGACAGCGCCGCGTAGTCCTCGCTCGAGGTGCGACTGCGTCGCGACAGGCGTGGGGCGGGGCTCACCAGATCACCCCGTGGGAGCGGGTGGCCGGGCGGTTGCGGGCGTAGTCGTCCGGGTTGTAGGCCCGGGCGGCCTGCCTAGGCTTGCGGATCGAGGCGACCCAGGAGTCCACCAGCCAGATCCCTGTGCGGCCGGCCTGCATCTCCTCGAAGTCGTCCTGCACCTGGACGGTGACGCCCTGCCGGGTGACCGACTGGAGCCGCGCCGGCAAGGCGCAGTCACGGTCCATGCAGGCCGCCTTGGCCAGCTCCAGCGCGAGGACGCCGGCGGCGACCTGACCGCCCTCAGGTACGGGCACGCCCTGCGAGTAGCGAATCTCCCAGGTGCCCTCCTCGGTCGTCGGCCGGGAAAGGTCTTGTACCGAGGGGAATACAAGCGGAACGTCGGGGCCGGCGGGGCCGGTGCGTCCCGTGAGCTGAAGCACAGAGCGGTTGATGAGCCGGTACGCGCCCAGCGGGAGCACCTTGCCGTTGATAGTGACCTGATGCACTAGGTGGACGTTCCCAGGCAGGCGGATGGCCGGAGTCCCGGAGGTGTGGGTGCAGTAGGGACCGCACAGGCCGCACACGACGTCGTGCAGGACGCCGCCCAGTCGGAACGGGAGGAAGCCGCGCAGGTAGTCCTGGGACTGGTAGGTGGGCGGCGGCACGCAGTCGGCCGGCTCGGGCCTGATCGTGACGATGTCAGTTCCGAACCGACGCCCGGTCCACTCCCAGAGCAGCTGGGTCGCCATGGCCTCGAAGGTGTGCTGCTGCTCGGGCCTGCCGGCCTCGTCCAGGTACTCCTTCAGGTCCTCGCACGCGCTGTAGGAGACCGGCCAGTCCCCCGGGCCGTAGCCCCTCTCGATGTCCTGCATGCCCTCTCCTACGACGCGTGCGTGGTGCGGGATGGCTACGCCGCCTAGGTGAGTCATAGGCGGTGCCCGCACGGATGAGTATACCTATAGGCGGCGACTAATGGCCGTAGAGGAGGTTTCACGTGACGCCGGTATGGTGACAGCCCCGCAGGGCGTTTGTGCGCTCTACGGGACTGTCAGTGCCTCTGAGGGTGTTGGTGTGCCTCAGGCGACGGTGACGGGCTGGTCGCTGTCCGGCGGGGGAGCGAGAGCCGTGTCGATCATGAGGAGGTGGTCGAGCGGGTCGAGGGGCGTGGGAAGCTTCGCGTTGTCGAAGCCTCCGCCCTGCTTGGCCTTCTTGACCACGTCGTAGGGGCCGGTGCCCCAGGCGTTGCCCGACTTGGTGACGGCGCCGGTCATGGAGAACGAGATGGCGTCCTCACCGTTGACCTCGATGTCGCCAATGGTGCCGGCGGTGATGAAGGGCAGCAGCAGGTAGCCGCTGGCGTCCTCAGCACCCTCGGCGCAGGCCTGGCCGGACAGGCCGGTCCACAGCTCGAGGGCGAACTTCTTCTCGATCTTGCCGTAGGCGACCTTGAAGCCGGCGGTGTCGCCCGCGTGGTCCAGGTACTTCGTCGCGTTGGTGACGATGTCCAGGACCGAGGGGTTCACGCCGCAGAACTCCAGCTCGACCGAGAAGAACTTGAAGGTGTTCGACTGCTTCTCGTTGACGCACAGGGAGCCATCGGCCTTGCGGACCGTGATCTCCGTGCCGTCCTCGACCTCGGCGGCCAGCTTGATCGACACGAAGCCGGAGGTAGCCACCGGCTTGTGCTGCGCCTTGTCGAACTTGCCGCAGGTGTCCAGCGGGGTGACGCGGATGCGCTTCCCCAGCACTGGTGTGTATGAGTGCGTCTTCGCCATGGTTCAGCGCTCTCCTTCGTACGTGACTTGAGTGATGGTGTAGACCATGGCCGCGGCGATCACGGCCATGGCGACTGATGCTGCGCGGGAGATCACTCTTCCGCCGCCTTCAGGTCGAGCTGCGGGAGACCTGCGTCCACGGTGACCCGGAACGCGTCCCACTTGTTGAAGCCGATGACGTACTGCCTCTCGGCCACGCCGGTGAGGTCGTTCTGGCTCTTGTCGAACCCGCCGGCCCCGTTGGTCGAGGTGAAGGCATCCCCGCGGTAGATGACGAGTGGGCCGGTGGCCACGATCTGCATCTCGTCCGGGTAGCCGGCACCTACGACGACCGGAGTGCCGAGGCGGGTCTCGAACCGGCCGTCACGTGACTCCTCGATCAGCTTGGCGCTCGCCATGAGGCTGGCCAGGCGGCGGGGGATGTGCAGCGTCGGCTGGGCGCCGTACTGAGCCGCGTAGTGCTCCAGGACGGCGAGGCCCTGAGCCATGTCGAGCTTCCCATTCCCCTTGACGGAGTAGGAGCGGACCTTGCTCAGGCCCAGGCCGCGGCCGGGGGCCCCGGTCCAAAGGGCCTGCTCGACGGCGTGCTCCTCCTGAAGAAGCAGCCGGGAGGCTGCGATCTGAGTGGCCTCGGCGGGAGAGTGCCCGAGCGGCGTGGTGCGGAACGCGGCGTACACGGTGAGCGGGGCCTGCGACTCCAGGGTCAAGCACTTCGGATCGGTCAGGCTCTTCGGCAGGCCGGGCACGGTGCCCGGGATCTGCCACTGACCGACGGCTCCGAGCGGAGCGCGCTCGGAGTCCTCCCAGGTGACGCCGTTCTCCCAGCGGACCGAGGAGTCCTCGATCGGGGAGAACTGGGAGAAGAGCCCGCCAGGCAGCGGCGAGGCGGCCGGGGCGTCCACCCGCTGCTTCGGTGCGATGATCGGCATGTGTCCTCCTTGCTGGACGGTGACTGGCTAGAGATGGTCACGGGGCGGGCGGGGCCTTGCCGCCGCCCGCCCCGGAGTCATCACTTGGCCGGGTCAGCCGTGCCGTTGGCGAGCAGCTTGATGCCGGTGCCGGTGCCGCCGTTCGGGTTGAGCGGGACGGTCACGACGCGGGCGTCGTGGCCTCGCTTGGCGACCAGGTAGCCCTCCTCGGTGAACAGGGCGGTGTAGTCGTTCTGGCCGAGCAGGACCGAGTCGTAGACGGTGTCCAGGGTGATGACGTCCTGGCTGCCCTTGACGAAGGTGCCCGCGGAGTAGAGCAGGAACTTCAGGCTGCCAGGCCACACCTTGAAGGCACCCGCCTCGCCGGCGAGGGCCTGCCAGTCGTAGACGAACTGGGCGTTCACGCCGCGGCTGCGGAACCAGGCGTCGATGCGGCTGTCCGGGACGTCGATCAGGTCGACGCCCTCGCGACGGGACAGGTCGGTGCGGATGGCGCCGCGGACCCAGTAGGGGAAGACCGCCTCCAGGGTGGTGGAGCGGGAGAGGCGCTGCGCGTAGCGGTAGTGCTCGACCTGCAGCTCGATGGCGGTCAGGATCGGGGCGGCGGCTCCGATCTGGCCCGCGTCCATGGAGACGGCAGTGGACTGGGTCTCCATGGAGGCGATGATCCGCTCGCTCATCTTGTGCTCGTGGGCGACGAGGGCACCACGGATGGTGCGGGCGACCAGCTCAGGGTAGCCGCGCTGCTGGAGCAGGCCGGCCTGAATGTGGAGACCGGCCGCGGAGAGGCGGACCTCCTCGAAGTCGGTGCAGGGGACGCGGTAGACGGGCTTGGCGCCGACCTTGTTGGTCGGGTCGGTGGCGGAGGTGGGCTGGTACTTGCCCTCCTTCGCCTCGGCCTCGGTGAAGTTGAAGGAGGGGGCCGCGTACAGGTCAGCGAACTTGGGTCCCTTGGTGAACTTGATGCCGCCGCGAGTGACGTTGATCTCGGGCAGAGAGATCAGGCCGTCACGGGACTCGTCCTCGAGCAGGTCGTAGACGGTCTCGGAGGGGGCGCACCAACCGCCGGCCGCGACGAGGGAGCCTCCGGGCAGGTTCTTCTCGTTGACGGCGAAGGCCATGGCGGCGTCAGCGCTCTCAGGGGAGCCGACGGTGGCGCGCTCGTCGAAGGCCTTGCGCACGACGGCCAGGCTGTGGCGCTCGCTCATGGCGCGGCCGGCGCGGGCAGCGGCGGCGTAGGCGCCGGAGTTGAATCCCTGGAGGCGGCGGTCGAGGGCGACGGCCAGGTCCTCGAAGGAGGCGTCGCTGTCAGCGGCGAAGCCGGGAACGTCGGCCACGGTCATACGGGCCTTGGGGGCGGTGTCCTCCACGGAGGTCTCCTCAGTGATCGCAGGTGCGGGGGTGTGAATGTGCCGACGGATGCCGGACAGCTTGATGGAGCCGCGGGGGGCAGCGGCGGTGACGGCCTCGGGCTCAGCGTCGACCTCAGCGGCGGGCTCGACGTCGGCCGCAGCGGCCTTGGCCTTCTTCTCGGCCTCCTCGGCAGCCTCCTTCTCAGCCTCGGCCTCGGCGATGTCCTCCTCAGCCTCGGCCTTCTCCTCGGCAGGGGCGTCATCCTCGTCCTCAGAGGCGGGCTTGTCGGCGCCGACCTTGGCGGCCATCTCGGCGGCCTTGGCGGCGCGCTCGGCGGCGGCCTGCTCGCGGGCGCTGATCTCGGCGGACAGGGCCTCGATGCCCTCGGTCAGGGTGCCAAGGGTGGCCAGGTCCTCGTCGGTGAACTCGCCGCCGGCGTAGAGGGTCTGGAAGGCGTCCACGGCCTTGGAGCGCAGGTCGCCGAGGTCGGCGGCGCTCAGGTCGGACAGGTTCTCAGGGATCTCCAGGTCGAAGGTCTCGACCTGAGCGTCCTCCGCCTGGTCGGCGAAGACGGTGATGTCGAAGTGCTTGCGCATGTTGAGGGGTCCTCCGTGTCTTGTTGCTGGGCAGGGTTCCCGTCCCCAGCGGGTACGCACGAGGCCCTGCTGCCATGCCGTTGGCTCAAAGGATACACCTATGAGTGAGATACCACTCCACAGGCATGGACAAAGCCCCGCACCGCCATGAGCAAACGGTGCGGGGCTCTGCTGATCCACCCAGCGTCAGGAGTCCATGAGACCTCTAACAGGGATCATCATAACCGATGACGATGAGTGGCGCTACGCCTAGAAGCGAGTGATCGGGGAGGAGTCCTTGGAGCCCTCCCCCGGCAGGGTCCCGTCGGCCAGGGGCCGGGGCTCGGTGCCTACCGGAGGAGTCGTCGTACGTCCGCATCCGCATCCCATGATCTCTGTTCCTTTCCTCAGATGGATCCGAGACGGCGCGCCATCTGCGCCGCCTTCGCCAGTGTACCCGCGCGCTCGACTCGGGCACGCATCTTGTCGGCGGCCGACGCCCGCTCCAGGTCTCGACGGCGCTCGGACTCGGCCAGGCGCTTCAGGTACGAGATGTCTCCGAGCGTGAGACCGTTGGAGCCGATCGGCCCGTTCGACGGGTGCGAGGCCCGGGCCGCGGAGTCGTCGTGAGCCACGACGCCGGACGCCTGGAGGGAGCGGACCTCGCCAGAGGCCAGGAGACCCTGAGGACGGGGCACCGGGAAGCCCGGAACGTTGACGGCCAGCGCCCCGACGAGCTCCAGTGAGCCACGGATCGTGCGCCAGTCGCCGGAGATCGGGGCGGAGCGGGCCACCCGAACCTGCTCAGGAGTGATGCCGGGGCGGAGGGAGCCCGCAACCCAGATGCCGTAGGCGTCCTCCCCGGCCGCGACATCCGCGAAGACGGTGCCGGTGTTGTCGTAGTGCTCGGCGGCGGCGTTGGCGGAGTCCCGAGGACCGGCGTGTCCTGTCCCCATTGTGAGATGCCCCACGGCCACTGAGGTGCCCTCGGCCGTGCGCAGTGCTCCGGTGCGGAAGTAGGCGTAGTTCGAGGGGCTGGTCGGCGGCTCCACGCACTTCCCGATCTGGCCGATGTGGCAGGTACCCCAGGCGGCGATGTGTCCATAGACACGGCCGTCCTCCTCGACCGCGAGAGCGGTCGGGCCGGTCAGGGCCGGGTCCTTGAACCATGCCTCAGGCGGGGCTGTAGGAATAGCCGCGGCGGTCAGCGAGTCACGGCTCAGCGGGTCGGCATCTGCTGAGCGAGCCATTTTCGTCCCAGAATCGACATTTCCGCCGAGCTCAGAGGTCGCGGAGGTGCTGGGAGCCTGCCCAGCGGCGTAGACCCGGGCCGTGGCGAAGGCGGGGACGGCCACGAGGGTGGCGGCGCGCAGGCGGGCCGACTCGATGACGGTCAGCTCGTCCGAGGACGACATGGCGGCTACCTTGACCCGTCCGTCAGGATCGGCCTCACCGTCGGAGTCGCTTCCTGAATCTGCAACGTCGGCCTCGGGCATGTCCGCCTTCGCCATGATCCTGAAAGTCACATCGTCGGTGTCGATGGAGACGCCGTTGGACATCTGCTCGCTGACCTGGCGGAACGCCTCCGCGCCGACGGCAGAGCCGAGATCGAAGGTTCCGGTGGCGTAGATGTCGCCGCCCTCACGTCGCTCGACGGTCTCGATCCGGCCGCAGACCTCGGCGCCATCGTGGCCGCCCACGTCCTTGAACGCGACACGCAGCGGGATGGGGAGGTCGTCCCAGCGCAGCGCGCCGGCCTCGATGAGGCGACCGTCACCGGTCATCTCACCCTCCCGGGCGATGACGCCCTCCCAGCGGCCGTTGGGCGCGGCCGGGACGTCGGCGGGGGCGGGGACCGGGTCGCCGGCGGGCTCCTCGCGGAGGTCGGAGAACTCGCCCATGCGGCGGGCCGTCTCCTCGATACGAAGCTTCATGGCTGTCCTTTCGATGGCTGAGAAGGGGTACTTGGCGTTGACGGCCCGGTTGACCTCTGGCCGAGCGTCGGTCGGGATGAGGATGCACCGACAGTTCGCCGTCTCCTTCAGAGGGCCGGCAGGATCTCCCGGGTAGAGCAGGTGGGCGTCACCCACGTGGAACGGGGTGCCGAGGTCCTGGACCTGCCCGTCCGCCGCGACGTGGGTGGGGCGCACCCGGGCGTCGTGGACCGTGACCCAGCGAAGGCGGCCGCGCTTGCGGGCCAGGTCCGAGGTCGCCATGCGGTGGGCGGCGTTCGCCGTCGCCGCGGTGCGGGCCAGGGTGCGGAGGCGGGCGGCGTAGGCGGTCGTGGCCTCCCCCTTGCGGCGGGAGGTGCCGAGCAGGCGCCCGAGCTCGATCTTCGTCTTCCGCTCGCCCCAGCCCTCGGAGGCGGCGCGCTTGAGCAGGTCACGGACGTCCTCGTAGACGGCCACCGGCAGGCCGGAGTCCTCCAGGATGCGCTGCACGGTCGCGTACTGCGGCAGGCGGCGGCGGCCGCGCCCGTCGCGGACGAGGTCGCGGATCGCGGCCTGCCAAGCTGAGCGGACGGACGTCCAAGCGAAGGGGTTCGGCACGCGATCTCCGGCCGCCGTCAGGACGGGCGAGTCGAGGGCCTCCTCGGCCAGGGCGCGCACGCGGTGCAGGAAGTCGTTCAGGACCGGCTCGGCCAAGCCGAGGTACTGGTCCTCGATGTCGTCGCGCCAATCCGATACCGCCTCGGGGGACTCCCAGTCCGAAGGGCCCTCGGCCAGGAGATCGATGTCGGCGGAGGCCATCACCGCACCTCCTCCAGGGACGCCCGGTTCAGGCTGGGCGTACGGATGAGCGCGTTCTCCGGCAGGACGTACCGGAGCGCGGTGACGAGACGGTCCAGCCGATGCGGCACTCCGTGCGTAGCGGCCTGGGACACGTATGCGTCCAGCAGGGTCACGACGCGGCCAGACTCGACGCCCGGGCAGCCGTGATTGTCCAGAAGGGCTGGGACAACGTCCCACGCGCCCTTCGTGGCCTTGCTCACAGTGATGAGGTCCGTCGGCCACAGCACGTGCGCCTCGTGGAACGGGCGGCCCTTCAGCGCGTTGAAGCGGGCCCGGTCGGCGCGTACGACACGCTTTCCGACGGACTCCAGTGCCTTGACCACGAGGACGTCAACGACGGCGACCAGCGCCGTGGCGTCAACGTCCTGGCCGTGGGCCGTCAGCCGCGCGTCCGGGTTGCGGCGCTGGGCTGGGACGGGAGAGGTAGCGGCCGACGCCGCACGGTAGGCCCGAGCGGCGTCGGCAGTGGGTGGGGGAGGTGTCATGGGTTCTCCTAGGGCTGGTGTCAGGCCCCGGTCGGGGCCGTCGTTGATGACTCCGGGCGGGCGTCGCCGGATGATATCGGCGCCTCGCTACCCGGCACCCTACCCGGATCGGCCGCGTCGGCGCCACTCGGCGGACGTCCCGGGCCGTCCTGGTCGGGCCTGGGAGCCGGGGAGGGGCTGTCCTCGGCGGGGACGGTCGGCGGCAGGGCGAGCTCGCGAAGGGCCTCCGACGGGGCTGAGTAGTCGCCCTTGTAGGCCTTGAGGATCTCCTCGGTCAACGGCCCGATGCCGATCGTGCCCATGAGGTCCGGCCGCTTGGAGACCATGGCGAGGGCCTGCATGAGGGCCCGCTCGTCCAGGGGCTTGGCGTCTGAGTCGTCGAAGCCGGACGCCTCTCGCAGCGCCTCGTCCGACACGGCGCCGGCGCGGTGGAGGTTCAGCGCCTCCTCCGACCGGTTCGGCCGGGCCACGAGGGCCGATACGTCGTATCCGACCGAGAGGGTGCGCACCTCATCCTCGCTCAGGCCCGCCGAGAGCAGGACCGGTCGGAGGTACTGGCTGGTCAGGGCGTCGCAGATCAGGGCCAGGACCGGCTCGATGTGCGTGGTGACCGTGTCCTCGCGCGTCAGCCAGGCGCCCCAGTGGTTCATGGCTCCCGAGCCGAGCAGCAGCTCGGGCGGGGCGTCCTGGGCCAGGGCCAGGCGGCGGATGGCCTCGTCGCGCAGGTCGCGGGCGCCGGAGTCCAGGGCCGTGGAGAACGTGAGGTGGCTCATCTTGTCCGCCGCCTCGTCCGGCACGGTCACGACGAGGGGGACGACGGCGGACGCGTCGTCCCGGTTCTCGATCGGTCGCAGCATCGAGTCCATGAGCGCTGCCACGAACGGGTCCGGTGCGCCGTAGGCGGACGAGTCAGCGGCGTCCGAGGCCAGCGCGGCCGAAGCCGAGGAGGGCACGACCAGGATGCCGGCCCCGGCCAGGCGGGAGTCGATCTGGGCGCTGATGTGGCGGGTCAGGCCGATCAGCTCGCGCAGGATCGGCAGACAGGCCCGCGTCGGGCTGTCCGCCTCCCAGTAGCGGGCCGGGTGCGGGCGCCACACGCGAACCATGTAGACCTCGTCGGAGGAGACCTCGACCGGGGCCGAGCCGTCGGTGCCCAGGTTCAGGCGCACCGTGCGCCCGTCACGGCCGACGGAGGAGACCTCCGTGACGGCCAGAACGCGCCACACGAGGTCGCTCAGCGCCGGGTCGGGCGAGGGCGCGGTGACGGCCGGCGCCGAGGACGGCGCGGCCGCGTCGATGACGTGGCGAGGCACGCCGACCAGCCAGCCCTCACCGGCCACGAACAGGTTGGTCGCGAGCCTCTGGAGCATCTGGCCGAGGTCCTGCTGGCTGGCGCCCAGCGCGGCCAGGACCGCCTCGGCCAGCTGGGCGGTGGGGCCGGTGGCGGTGTCGGTGACGTCCGTCGGGTCGTCGCGCAGGGACGAGTGCGGCCCCGAGAGGGGCTTGTGCTGGACGTAGAGGCGGGCCTGGGAAAGGCGCCCGGCCAGGGTCGAGGCCAGGAACCGCTCCTCACCGACCTCGTCGTAGGCCGCCCACGCCTCGGACTGCCAGGAGCGCGATCCGAGGGTCGCGCCTCCCCGGGCCGCGTTGGCCGAGGCCGGCGAGGCCGGCGAGGCCGAGGA